GGTTTAGTCATGGCAAGGCAAAAGGTTGATTTAATTGGCGATTTAGCAATTCTCCGGGGGGCAACGTTTGACCTTTGGAAACCGCAACTGTCGGGCGACTGGACTTTGTGGACTCCCAAGGCGGAAATTCGCACCAATTATCTATCGAGTGATGGTGAGCTTAAAGCCGGTTTCGACCATTCTGCTGCTACTTACGATGCTGAGGAAGACTTAACGACGTTTAATCCTTATTTAACCCCCGCCAAAACATTGCTTTTACCGGTCACAAAATATCAGGGAGGTGATTTAGTCCCTAGCGTTAAAAATTGCTTAGTTTGGGATTGGCAGATCGCACTGGGGGGCGTTGTTTATTCCCTTGCCGCTGGATTTGTGCAAGTGCAACCAGAGGTAACAGAAAATGCTTGATTTCCTGACCCCGACCTATACCCGTCTGGCTATTTCCCCAGCTAAAACGGCGATCGCCAATCCTAGTCCTACAGTGAATTTGGTTTTTGATGATTTAAATATCCCCCAATTCCTAACAGACGATTTGGCTATTGACGCACTCGCAGGAAATCAAGCCTATCAATTAATTGTTAGTCGGGTAGTCAAGGTTACGCCTACTGGTTTGACGTCTAATATTTGGGCTAACTTTAGCAAGGCATTTAGTTATATTCGGAGGGCATTCTAATGGCTAATTTACAGGCGATCGGGTTTGATGGGGAAACAATAATCCATCTGTTAGCCGATGGGACAGGGACAGACCTTGACCCATTTGTTAGCAAATTTGCGTTAACTGAGGGGACTATAACGGCGATCGCCAATGTAATTCCTGAGTTTGTTTTTGACGGCGATCGGTTAAGGGTTTTGACTGAATTAAGCCAACCCTTAACCCTGACGGAATTAGAGGGAATTACTGTTAACGTCTCCGAACAAAACCCCCTAAGTTTGTCAGGAATCGAGTCCATTCTAACGGAGCTAACATTTCTTGCAGATAGATTAAAGGTTGATGCCAATGTCACTTTACCTAATACTTATCCTGTTTCTGGTTCTGTCAATGTTGATAATTTCCCTGCTTCCCAACCCGTAACAGGGAATTTTTATCCTGCTACGCAATCGGTTAGTTTTGGATCTCTCCCTACGGGTACAAACATTATTGGCGGGATTAGTAACACGTCCTTTGGTGCAAGTCAGTCTGGTAATTGGGCAGTTGGGATTAACAACTACAGTGATTTAGCTACGTTGTTAGCTAACACAACTCTTCAAGCGGATGTTTCGGGTAACTTTGAACTTGATAAAACCGGACTTGCGACAGACACAAATCAAGCTACGATTAACACGACCCTATTGTCAATTAACAATAATATTCCGACGTTAGAATCGGGTCGAACCCCAGTTGTTTTATCATCAGCTCAGATTACAGCGTTAACGCCACCTACGACTGTTACAGCAAATTTGGGCACTATTGCCGGAGTTGCCACCGCAGCTAATCAGTCAACAATTATTGGGCATATTGACGGTATTGAATCAGCGTTGGCGGGAACAATTAGAAATAATCCAGTCAATGCCAGTACCCCAACTTTAACTAACGCCGCCAGTAGTGCTACTTCGGTTACGTTAATAGCGGCAAATGCTAACAGAAAAACATTGATTATTGTTAATGATTCCACTGCAACGCTTTACTTGAAGTTTGACGCTAGTATCGCCTCAACTACTAGCTACTCTCATGTTTTGCCCCCAATAATCAACGGTATCCCCTATGTTTTATCACTTAATGGCAGCGATTACTCAGGGGAAATAAGAGGTATTTGGTCAAGTGCTAATGGATTTGCACGAATTACGGAGATTGTCTGATGACCATTCAAGTTTTTATCCCGCCATCAACTACAAGTGCATCTAGGGATTCAGTAACGCTAGCAACTCCCGATTTAGCAGCAAGTCAAACCGTTTTGACGACTGTAACCCTGCCAAAAAGTTGTATTTTGCTGTCCGTATTTTTCACTAAAAAAACATGGCTTAGACTTTACAATCGTCAAGACCACGCTATCGCTGATCAGTCACGACTTCGCACCGTAGATCCCAGTTCTGGGAGTGGAGTAATGCTGGAAATTATTAATATATTTGATAGCAATTTAATTAGTTTATCTCCCTTAGTTCCTATTAGTAACATGGAAAACACCCCGACTAACACTTATTATCTGAGAGTTACTAATGACAGTAACACCACAGGTATTTCTATCACATTTAATTATTTAATAACTGAGGTTTAAATGGTTGCTACAAAAACTCAAGGAAGTTTTAACGGGTCTACGTTAGCCGGGGCGCAGGCAGGGCTTGCAGAAATGTTCGCCGCCGCTGGTTATCCTACTCCGTTACAAAATTACACCGCAGGAACCCCCTACGAATTAATTTATCAATTTGATAACGGCACTGGAACCTACGCAAACTGCTTTCACCGCTTTTCGTTGAGTAGTGCTAATGCGACCACAATTGCTTTTAATAACATTTCAGTTTTAACTAGTTGGAATACAACCACTAGAACAGGTGCGAACGGATCAACCTTTCCTGCGTGGTCTACTAGCGGAGTTTACACAACTGCCAGCATTTCTTATACAGCTTATGCCGACAACAACAATAAGTATGGACTAGTTTTGTTTGTGCCTAATTCAAGCACAAATATTATTTTAGGATTTGGGTTTATAAAAGTAGAATCAAGAATCAGCGGATTTACTGAAAATATTTGTCCCTCTACGTTTTTACTGTCATTTGTCGGTGGGAATATTGGGGCTGCCATAACTACAGCTTACACCGCTAGTACGGCACAATGGACGACGATTGGGTCGGCTGTAAAATTTGGCAATGATGCTAACCCTGTCGATCCTTTTGCTTACAATCCAATTACCTACACGACCCGTAGCCACTGGACAGCGGGTACAAAGAGTATTCCGTCTGTGCAATCAACTAATAGCTTGGGTGGGTATAACGTATTTAACCCACTCATTATTAGCAATGCGGGCGCAGTTATTGGAACTGCGCCAACGGATTTAGTTCAGGGACCGTTAATTGGGACTAACAACCCTGGCGACCGGCTTATTGTGACCCAAGGCGTAGAGGAATATGAGCATCTAGGAGCCGCGCTATGGGTACGGATGGTGTGATATGGCGAATTTTAATGGTGTTAGTTTAGCGGCAAATATTACCCCCAAAGTTGGCTTTGCTAAAGCTATGCTTAGCCAAGGGCAAACGCCCTTACTTGCCTTTGTGGCTTCAGTTAAAGTGGGTGATATTTCTGGTGGGTCATCAATTCAATCTCGCCCAACTTCTGGGCAAATTATACCGAGGAATTTTTGATGCTAGAAATTGAACTTGATTTTACAGTAGAAGCCTTTTATGGGGAGATTAGCTCTGTTTTTTTAGCGTCGGAAGTCATCGAAGATCGTTCACCAACTATCAAAAAAATCACGGTAATCACTTCATTTTCTCCCTATGCAGAGGAGGAAATGTTTTTACTTAATGATCCAGAGGTGACTACTATTGATGCGGTAAAAGCTTATTACGCTAATAGTAGAAACAATGGACTAAGTGAAATTCCTATTATTAGTCTACCAATTATCGAAACGCCCCCGCCTGATTGGGATGGGCTTTACCAGACGTTGATGGTGTCTAGTGTTTACTATACATTGGTGGGCCTAGGTGAACAAATTGATGCTGTTGATGGTGCGCTAGATAAAACAATCGACGCAATTCAGTATGGAATATTTAAACCGGATTCTGTTGCTGCCATGCCTGCTTTTCAATCAGCAATTAACTTACTTTTGCTGAGGCTAACAAATAGCGAACTTGAATTGTCTACTGAACAAATTGCAGAGGTTAGAGGTGTTTTAGACACCAATGGGTTTAATTCTATTCAGTTATAATATAACTGTAGGCTTACACGAGGTTTATTTTTTATGACTATTTCCAACGCTGAAAAATTCGGACTTAATCGCATGATTGCCGGTTATATCCAGATGCAAAAACAACTCCCCAAATTTGTCGATATTACAGAAGAGATGGCCGCGCTAGGCGCTGAAATCGAAGCATTGAAACCCCTGCTACCCGTTAAAGGTGAAGTTTTGTACGCTGAGGGCGATCGTGATGAAATTACCACTCAACAAATCAAGGTGGGGACTTTTGTAAACGCCATTAGTGGCAGCAATATGTTTAAAGTCCCCAATGTCCCCCGCAACTTTGCTAATGGCATCCGTGAGGTGTTGTCTGGGTCGCTGAAATTTAACGCTTTTGGGGAAGAAGGAGATATCCAACTAACAAAAATTGGTGAAGCTTTAAAAGCGTTAGCGATGAAATTGATTACTAATTGTGGCGATCAAGAAGTAATTGATTTTTACGTTAACCTGGACGCAAAGCTATAGATTATTTTAGCTCTTAGTCTTTCATTAACCGGAGATATTATTCTCCGGTTTTTTGCGAATCTCTCACCATATAACCTGCGATCGCCCCTACCGCTACTTTAACAACATCACCGGCAATAGAGACTGACTCGGCATTTTGCCACGGTTGACTACTCAACCAAATGATTAAAACAGCAACAATTAAAACTATAGGAACATAATCACGAAACATTTTTAAAATACAGTTATTATTTGTATCTTAGGCAAACAAACAATGGTCATTAACTTACAGCGTCGAGATGCCAGTCATAGCTACGTAGAAGGCAAGCGATATCACGTTACACCTATCGGGGAATTACCGGGCGTTACAACCATTTTAAGCGTCACCAATGGGCATAGTTTTAAACAATGGCGTGATAATAATCCCGAAGAATCTCAACGCTGTTTAAATCGTGGTTTAGCATTGCATGATGCGTGTGAGCGTTACTTTGATTATTTGAAAATGCCCGCGTCATCAAAATTATTTAACAAGCTTTACAAAGATATTTTGAAAGACGTTCAATGTGTCGTAACAGAGCATCAAGTTTATTCCCGTCTAGGCTTTTCAGGTAGTTTAGATTGCTTAGGTTATTGGCATAATCAGTTAACTTTATTTGATTGGAAAACATCAACTAAACGCAAAACACCCAGTCAAGTTGTAGATTATCTTTTGCAAGTTTCTGCCTATGCCTATGCCCTTAATGAATTAGATGGCATTACAGTCAATAAGGCAGCGGTGGTTATAATCTCAGAAGAGTTAGAACGCTGTCAATTGTTTGAATTGAATGGTGATTTAATTAATACTTACTTTGCAGAATTTGAGAAACGCTTAAAATGGTTTCAATCACGAACGGCGATCGCATCTTAACATCCGCTAGACAATGGATAGGTACACCATGGCGACATAATCAAAAATGCAAGGGTCACGGTGTCGATTGCGTTCGATTCATTGAAGCTGTGTTTAAAGACGATTTGGGTTATCAATTTGGCAATATTGATAAGTATGCTAGAATACCCGAAGATGATGCCTTGCTGATGTTCCTTGAAGATAATGGTTTGCTTAAACAAATCCCCTTAACTGATATTCAGTCAGGGGATCTTTTGTTATTTAGACTAGGTGAAATCCCTTACCATTTAGGTATTAGCAATGGGACTGGAATGATTCACGCTGATAGTAATCATGGTGTTATTGAGGTTGACAGTTTAGGACGGATGGAAAAACGATTAATTGCTAGTTTTCAAGTAATCCATAATTAATTGATTGACCAGTTTTGATTGGCTAATGCCCTGAGTTTTAGCCGTTGATTCCAACAACTCAATAGCTTCACCCGTTAGGGTAAAACTTTTATTAGAAGTTAGATTCTCTGGCTTTGTTTGACGATTAAATCGTTGTCTACAAATGCGACAATTAACTTTTTCAATGTCATCACTAAATAAAGGACTAACGGCACGTTTGGCGGCGGGGCAAAAGTCAGGGGCTAAAGAATAATGAATAGGATTATCTATTTTTTCGTCATCAACAACCCCATCTAATCCATAGCCCTTACCACAATTGACACATTTTACCCGTTGTCTACCGGCTCTATCAGTGCCCTTTTTAATGTATTTAGTCTCGCCACAATGGGGACAAGTCATCTCGTATGCCTCCGATATATTATCTATATCATAGGGCAAATTCACATACCCATCCCCTTTTTAAGTTGTCTTGACCGTCTCTTACGCTCTATTGCATCCATAGGGCGATCGCCAATAGGCTTCCTCCCTTTCTTTTGGCGACCTGGAGTAAAGGTCTTTTTACAGGATTGTGAATGGCAGATATAACGGATATTGCCACTTTTGAGATGCTCATGAATGCCAGTGCTAGACCCGCACGTAGGACATGGTGGGTTATTGTTCATTTGCTTAACTTTAATATTTTGACATATTATAGCACTGTATATTGTGCTTGTCTGCTAAGATAATATGAGTTAAGCAATCTTTGAACATTATGCCAAATCACACCACCTACGTTTTGGATGCCGTTGATACGATGACAGAAGCTGCCGATATGGGAGTTAGTCCAGAGTCAAAAGCAATACTTAAGAGCATCCGTAAAACCTATAAAAGTGATGTCGTTACCGATGCCTACGAACTCCTATCGGAACCTGTAAGAGCGATTCTCCATAAAATCATGGAGAGTAAATAGTATGGGATGGAATCATGAAGAAACTGAATTGCTAAAGTCATTGGCGGGAAAAGTCCCTACTGATGATATTGCGAGGCAATTAAATCGAACCTATAGTTCTGTCATCCATAAAGCATCTTCCTTAAAAGTTAGTTTGTTAATTCCTGTTAGTTGGACTAACGAAGAATTAGATGTCTTAAGAGAGTTAGCCGGTACGTGTACAGCGAAACAGATTGGTGAACAGATTGGCAAAAATGCCAATGCTGTCAGGGTACAGGCTAGCAAAATAAAGATTAGTTTAAAGCGTCCTTTTTGGACTGATGATGAACTAATGCAATTAGAACTATGGGCGGGGGAATTACCGCCTGAAGTAATCGCCCATAGACTTAATAAAAAAGTCCCCACAGTTAGACAGCAAGCCTATCGCATGGGGTTATCTTTACGATTGGAGGTCGATTATTTTGACATTAAGACTCTCAGTGAATTAATAGGAGTAGGACGGTTTGTAATCACTAAATGGGTACAAGACGGCAAGCTATCAGCCTATCGAACATCTATTAGCAAAAAATCAATCCATCGCATTACCAGACGACAATTTACTAACTTTTATCGTAAATACAAAAACCACATCCCAGCATTACAATCCATTGACCCCGAACGATTGGAGTATGTTTTGAATGAGAAAAATTAATCGACGGTGGACACAGGAAGAAACTCTATTGTTAGAACTTTGGGCTGGGGAAGTACCTACAGAATTAATCGCCAAAAGATTACAGAGAACCAAACAATCTGTCACTGGCAAAGCCGTCTGTATGGGTATTAAACTAAAGCCCGAAAGTAACAATTTCTCCCTTTGCACATTAGCCAGGTTGATAGGGTGTGATCATGGCGCTTTTAGTTATTGGTTAAAGAAAGGGGAATTAATCGGACGTAAAACATCTAAAGGTCGTAGCGGGGGTACTTACCGTGTTAAACGTGAAAACTTTAAGCAGTTCTACTTAAGTCACCCCAGGTTAAGCATTTTTAAAGGCGTTGACCCAGATGTTATCAAATACTTAATTGGCTGATTTTAATTTACTACGAATACCCTCAAACCCCATAATGACATCCTTGTTAGTCTCTGACCGTAGGATGTCGTTTTTGTTGAGATTAATCACAGCAAAGATATCCTTAAACTCTTTGCACACCAACTCAAACGCATCAAATTCCTTACTAAAAATATCCCGTTGTCCGGTAAAGTCACCGGCTAAAACTAATCGTGAGCATTCTGTACGACGGGTCATAACAGTTTCTAAGGCAATTAAATCACAGTTCTGAGCTTCATCACAAAATAAAAACGTTCTCAATGGCGATCGCCCTCGAATACTTTCAATGTCACTGGCTTCAATCCTGCCACTGTCCAGGTAAAAAGCTAGCTCATACGGGTTCAAAATCGCCTCTAGGTTGTCTCGGATGGGATTAAGCCACCCTGATAACTTATCGGCTTTCTCCCCCGGTAAAGACCCCAATTGTGGCTCGTTAGGGCGCTCAATGCGTTGACGGATATATAGGAACTTATCGAACATTCCATGGTCAATCAAAGCTAATCCCGTTTGGAGTGCAAGGAATGTTTTTAGGCTACCGGCTGGGCCATTGATTATCGTGATGGGATTGTTACGGATAGCACCAATAACCCGGTGGTGATTAGCGGTCAATCGCTTAAATGTCTTGGGGGATTTTGTCCCAATCTCTACCACGTTATCGAACTCGTCATGTTGAAACTCGCGTCTTGACCGTTGCCGTTGCCGTCCCATAAAGATCACCAGTAGAAGGTTAATAACATCCTAATTTTGAGTTTTTGCAGTCTCCTGAAGTTTCTAAAGTATATGCAACACTTTCTACAACCCTTACGGGGCAAGGATTTCAGGTTATTTTATGGGTAGGGGTTATATGTCACTTAATAGTGTGTTATGATGTATATCATTGAAGCAAACAGGCACAGGTAAAATTATGGAAACGATAACTATTCTCAATGACACAGCCGACTGCCAGGAAGACGATTACGACATCTATAGCGATGTTCTGAGATTGCAAGGCATGGGACTGCTAGATAAAGATGGGATGCCAACTGATGCCTTTTTTGAATGGTGCGACTAAAGGCTAAATTAAATAAAACATCTTAAACCCTGTCATTTATTTGATGGGGTTTTATGATAGGGATAGAAGTGCCCCCAGCGCAAACTGGAGGACTTTAACACTAAGCCTATTAAGGAGGCAAAATGTCTAAAGCTATTGTAAGTTGCGATATCCGTTCATTGATTGACCAATGGATGCAAGCTGAGCAGGACGGGGAACAGTTCCCAGTGCCATTGCATGATTACTGGATGATTTCCGGTCATAACAAAAAACAAGATGCCATTTTATTGCTGGAATCCATACTAGATAAGGGTTCTGATTATTTACGGTCAACCGTAAAAAATGGAAAACGAGGTCGTCCCACTTATACTTACTTTGTTACCTGCGATGCCTTGAAGCATTGGGCGTTAGCAAGTCAAACGGAGGAAGGTCGCTTAATCCGTCAATACTTTATTGAGTCGGAAAAGAAATGGAAGCTAGTTGAAAAGGTCGATCCAGTCTTTGCCCAGCAAATTGAGATAATGAAGTTACAAGCTGAAATATCACGAAATAATCGCATTATCAGCGACAATCAGCGATACCTAACGGACAAGCATGACCTGATTCGAGAATTACATGGTTCTCAGATGTTAGCACTGATCCAAGGTCGTCCTGATGCGGTTGTAGAGAAAATCGAAAAGGTTACTGAGACTGTTATTTGCCGCGATGGTCGTAACGTGTCCTTTGTCGGTAAATCAACGGCTGAGCTAGGCAAAGAACTAGGATTCAAGACAGGCAAAGAATTAGAGCGTTGGCTAACCCAACACAAACGCCAAGACCTAATCTGCGAGGGTTTACGTGCTGTGCAAGCTCCCTATATTCCCTCGGAGCACATCCAAGAAGTTAAGCGGTTATGGTCACAGACTCGCAAGACTAACGGAACTCAGTTAATGCTAGGCGAATAAATCTATCACCCTGAATGGTGCGATTAAAAGGCTAAATTAAATAAAACATCTTAAACCCCATCAAACGAATGACAGGGTTTTATGATAGGGATAGCCGGTCGCGGATCGCAGTCCCACCGGATGTAACTTTACCCTTGGAGTAAGTCACCATGACTTCTAATTTAATTTCGTTCAAATACAACGGTCAATCTATCCATAAACGCGAGGATGGATACATCAACTTAACCCAGATGTGCCAAGTCAATGGCAAGCGGTTAGACGTATTCATGAAAGCGATTAAAACCAAAGAATATATCGCGGCTTTGGCTAACTCACACCAAACGGTGGTAGTTGACCCGGAGCAAGGTATTAATGGGGGAACGTGGGGGCATCCCAGCTTAGCTATCAATCTAGCCCGTTGGATTAGTGCAGAGTTTGCGGTGTGGTGTGATGCTCACATTTTCAATCTAATGGAGTCAGGGCAAACTAGCCTAGACATTGACCCCATGGAAGAGATGCGGCTCAAGATTGAGTTGACCCGATTAGAGAATCAAAAAGTACAGGCTGAATTGTCTTTAATCCAGTTTCGACATACGGTGGTCACTATCTGCCCTGAAGCTGTACAGCAAAAAATCTTAGGCTACTCCACAATCAAGGAAATCGAATACCGCGATCGCATCATTAAAGACGATGACATTGTGAACGATGGCGGTACAGTGACCAAAGCTGAATTATGCAAGCGTTACGACATTGTTACCCGCAAAGGTAGCCCCGACTATAAACGGCTTAATTCTGTCATCGAAGATTCTGGGCTATTAGACAAGCCGGAAGCCTGGCAGATGTCAATGTATATCCAAGAGAATCAACAGCTTAAACGGGATTATGTAGGGGAGCTAGACCGATACTTTGAACGGATGCCCCGCCCTCGCTACATCGTCGAATAAATCATCAAACATCTGTAATCAAATCAATCACCCGTCCTCAGTGGCGGGTTTCAAATAACACCACCACAATGGGGACAAACATTATCGTTATCGTCCCCATTTTCTTCTATATCTTCCCCGTCAATACTTTCCAAGTCATCATCACCATCACCCACGCCTAACAAACTTTCTAATTCTCCATCATCAAAACCTAAATTCAATAAATCAAAGCCACCGACATCTAAAGCCTCTAATTCTTGGGCTAAAAGTTCCATATCCCAATCAGTCTCAGCTAGTTTATTGTCAGCGATTCTAGCCGCTTTAACCTGTTGAGGTGTTAAATCATCACGGACAATAACAGGCACTGTTTTTAAGCCCATTTGCAAAGCTGCCAGTCGTCTACCATGCCCTTTAATAATGACCATGTTTTTATCAACCACAATCGGCTGATCAAAGCCCTCGCTAATCTGTTTAACCAATAGGTCAATCTGAGATTGTGGATGGCTTTTGGCGTTACTTTTGTAGGGTTTGATTTCGTCAATTGGTAGCGTTTTAATTTGGTGATAGTCCATTCCTAAGATATCGATAATGTTGTTATTGCTATCTTAATCATGACTAATTCATTACAAAAGTGTCCGGTCTGTGGTGTGTTAATTGAGGACGGTTCTAAGGTTATTTTCAGTTATGGACCATCAGGTACAAGGGCGCGATTATGGGCAAGGGTTTGTCAGTTTGCAAAGGATAAAGAGAATTGCATTAATCAAGACGACTCTAAAATAGGTGATGTAATTGACAGTGATTATTACAACTGATGCAAGTTAAATTAATAAATGCCACCCCTAAAGGTGAGCAATTAATCGCCTATTGTGCCCGTGTTTCTAGCCCTAATCAAGATAATCCTGAATATGAAGGATTACTGCGTTACTGCGTAAAACATGGGCATTGGTCAGTATTTGAAATGGCAGATATGACCGTAGAGATTATCACCAGTCGGGCGATCGCCGCTCAGATTCTACGCCATAAATCCTTCTCGTTTCAAGAACTGTCCCAAAGATATTCAGCCGTAACAGAATTTGAAACCATTGAAGCCCGTCGCCAAGACACAAAGAACCGACAAAACTCTATCGATGATTTAAGTGAACAGGATAAAGCCTGGTTTTTATCTGCACAGTCCAGAGTGATTAATGAAGCTAACAACGTCTATCGGGATGCCCTAGACCGTGGCATTGCTAAAGAGTGCGCTCGGATGGTTTTACCACTACTCACCCAGACCCGTCTCTATATGAAGGGGTCTGTACGGTCATGGATTCATTATCTAGCTGTACGGGACTCCCCCGATACCCAGCTAGAACATCGTCTAGTCGCCCAAGCCGCTAAGCAAATATTCTGTGAACAATTCCCCGTTGTAGGCTTACTAATTTAGAAATTGCAGTCTCCTGGAGTTTCTAAAGTATATGCAACACTTTTTGAAAGCCTTATGCCGTAAGGGTTTGAGGCTTTTTTGGTTTTGGTGTTGACAGGTCACGAAATAGAGTGCTAAGCTGTATATTAGTTAAGCAAACAAGCAAGGTTTTTACCCCATGTACAGCAATCACATTCAGGTTACGACTGGCTCTAAAAATTTACTTCTCGCTGATTTCTGGGTACAGTCTGAACTGCCTATGTCCACTTCCGAACGTGCCCATGTAGTCAATCAGATGGGATGGGACAGCAACACGGTTCATCACAAAACGTTAGAGGTTCTGCTGATTGACGGCGATCGCCCTGGGCACATGACTTTAATCGAAGCGACTATTCCCTTGCCTTCTTACAAACTGATTCAGTTGGATAACGGTGAAAAGTGTTGGCAAGATGAACGCTGGTATAACTGCGGTTTTGTTGATGCCCCATTGACCGAAGCGGAAGCCTATAACAAAGCCGTTGAGTGGGCTTTATTTGATGGGTTTGATGAATCTAGCGTGATTGGTCAAATCAAAGTCACGGTGCGCTATGTAGAGAAGTTTGCACTTGCTACCCATGCCGATGACCCTTTCTAGTCAAATGTTTATATCCCCTGCAAATATCAGGGGATTAATTTTATGATAGTGCTGTCAAGACTATCAATTATTTACTTTTATGAAATTTGTATCTACTTCCGATGCTCTAAACTTATTACCCTTTGACATCACTCGCCAATACCTTTACCACTTAATTAAGTCAGGAGAATTAAAGAGTGGGCATCATTACATTGACATTAGATCACCGGATAGTAAACGTCCTACTTATCGATTAAGCGTAGAAAGATTGTTAGAGTATTTCTCTATTGACCCCGCTAAAAGATGAACAAACTTTACTCTGTTCTAGAGCATAAGACCAACGGTGAACGGTCTTTAATTTTATGGGACTGTGAGATTATTCGGGATAATACCGCTTTACATTGTGGACTGGTTTGGATTGATAAATCGTCTAACTTTGAACGGGTAACGCTAGTGCCTCGAATGGAAGAAAGTCCGATTATTGTGATTGAATATCCCAAATCATTGAGAGGATTAGCAACAGGTCAGACTATAGCTGATGTAATTTTTAAGATAGAATCGATAACTTAATTTGGTAAATTTATGGGCGCTTGTGAACTCAAACCAATCGAACAATTGGATAGCACTTTAATCAATTGGTTAAAGACTCGGTTAGCTAATAAAAAGATCCCTTTTGCATTATTTAACTTTGCAGAATCCCCAGATTGGTCTGATTGTGAAACGGTAACAGTTGCTGGTATTGATATCCCAAAATTGGGAGAATTGACCACCATTGAACGCATTATTCTGGACAACGTAGCCGACAATCAACTGGAAGCTCAGACTCGTTTACAATTGACTTTACGGCAATTGGCAAAAGCTTTAGGTGAACGGTGGGAATTAGTTTGCGGGGAATTAGTATTTGATTCCGTAGAAGAAAAATCAGCGGTCAAAACTTTAAAAACATTGAAGCCGATTCAATTATCTGGTTATATTTTCCCTAGCGATACGGTTGAATACCGATTAGTTGCTGCGACTACTGCCTATCAAGAATTTCAGTCTGACTACCTCGAGGAAATTAGTCGGGCTTTAAATATTGCCATTGAGATGCAAGATGGTAGCTTTGCTAACTTGATGAAGATTGCTTTTTTCCTTGCTAGTCGATTAGGTTCCAAATGGTTGAATCCCACTAAATTACAACGGCTAACCGAATCCAAAGCTAAATCACTTTTGGAGTTTGTTTCTCTGGAAAGTAATGGTGGGGAAGAAATGCCAGAAGTAAAAGCGGCTAAAGGCGAGGAATCTGATACTGAGGGAAACTAAACCCTTACCGCCAATACTGTGATGAGTTTTGGGAGATTAATCAACTATTCTCCCATGACCATCGATTTAGTTATCAAAATTACGGACATCAACCTAGATGGTTAATCAGACAGGCTCTGAACTCAGTATGCGATCGCCGTAATCTAGACCAACAAAGTACCGTCAGATTAACCTATACCGTTATGGGAATGTTCGGGAAACCATCGATAGAAATACATGAGTTATTCCCTCACCCGTTGCATTGGCAGATTAAACATAATCCAAACCGTATGCCAATCAGTAAACGGACTGCTCAAATCGTTCTGGCAACGATGGGCGATTACCCTGAGTGTCGAGCGATGCTCACCCAAATTATGACTGACATTCACGCTGCAATTATTAGTTAGGAGTTAATTATGCAAACTGACATTACGGTTAAACTTAAAAAAGTAGGTGGCGTAGTCCGTCATTCAACGGTCACAATCAACGGTGAAGAAGTTGCCTGTCGTTATGTGTCAACAAATGACAACGATGGAATTTGTTCTATTGATTTAACACTGTATCCATCATCGTTAAGTGTTGAAACTATTGAGTAAATACCAAACCAAATCAAATTACAGGGCATAAGCTAATGGCACACGTTTACTTTAAAGAACCATATTCGACTGTAACTGTGGGGAAACTAATAGAACACCTAAAGCAGTTCGACCCATCTAAACAAGTCACAATTGAGGCGTTTGAATCAGGAGAATATGAGGTAAAAGCCATCTATGACTATTCCCATGCCCCTGATACAAACGGAGATAACAAAAGAATAGTTATATCGTGTGATTTTTAATTACTTATCAGCGACTTAACCATGTTAATCGCCTCATCACCCGAATAACAAACCGCTACTTTATACCCAGCTTTCTCTAGCCTGGGTATTATTTTTTTCTGTTTATCCGACAGAACTCCCCTTGCTGCCTTCATTTCGACGTACAGCCTAAGCTCAGGGATAAACAAGTCAGGAACGCCGGCTAAAGCCCCTTCTGCCCTTAATTTATTCCACTGCTTAACCCGTTGTAGTTGACTCCCTGCTAGGTTAGCTCCGTTGGGTATGGAGTGAATTAACAGGTCAGGATGGTTAACCCTGACCCATGTAACAAATTTTACTTGCTCCTGATGTTCTGTCATTGCATTAAGCCAATTTTAAGCCAATGCTATTTTAAGAATCACCAAAAGCCTTGCCGCTAGCGGGTTTTATCAATTAACCCATATTCCCAGACAAAACCTGCCTCATTGTAATCCATAAAATACTCAATCCTTTATACAGTAAGGGCTATGGAAGTTCTATACAAAATATAGGACTTCTCCCATAGCCCTCAAACGCCTATTTTTGGTAATGGTTTGATATGGTTAGAATTGATTTTTAAGCCAATTTTAAGCCAATGCCTAGTGACGTTGATGGTAAGCTAAATCATGCTAACAGCCTATTAAAAGCGGGTAAGGTAGGCGTTCGGATAGTGGCAAGGGGCGATCGCCTAGCATTGGTAGCAACGTTACCACCTAAGCCAGAATCGACTAAACCGTATCCCCATCAACAGCGTATCGCGTTAGGCTACCGACTTAATTACGCTGGTATTGATAAAGCCGTGAGGGATGCGAGAGTTTTATCGGCAAAATTAATCGAGGGTAATTTTAATTGGTCAGATTATATTGAAGGCAAAAAGACCATTGAGACGTTTGATGATGCCATTGATAAATTCAAAGATGACTATATAACTAAGCGGTTATCATTGGGGCATGATGCGTTGAAAATCAATCAAACTTTAAGCGGTAACTTTCTAAAGTACCTGGACAGACTTGATAAAGATAAGCCATTCAATGTTGACAAATTAGCTTCTGAGCTGACTAAAATGCCCCATAATGCCACACGTAGAGCGATGGCGTTAGCATACTCAAACTTGGCTGATTGCGTTGGTGTAGAACATGATTTAAGGTCATTGAAGGGAGGTTATAGTTACAAGTCAGTTAACCCAAAAGACATCCCAGATGATGACACTATCGCCAAGGTTTACCAAGCAATAAACAGTAGAAAACTCAAGACTGTTTATGGCTTGATGGCAGTCTATGGGTTAAGAAACTATGAAGTATTCAGATTAGATTTGTCCGACTTTCCCGTTATATTTGTCAACAAAGGCAAGACTAAAGAAGAGAGATTGGTCTATCCTTTGTACCCTGAATGGGTTGATTGGTTGACCGATATGGTAATGCCTAATGTTAATTTAGAGCGTCCCAACGTCAGCTTAGGTAATGACGTAGCCCATTTATTTTATCGAGGCAATATTGCATTTAGTCCTTATTGTTTACGCCATGCTTGGGCTAGACGGTCTATGGAGTTTGGATGGGATTTAACGTTGGCAGCAAAGCAAATGGGACATACCGTAAAAGTTCATAGCGACGTTTACCATGCTTGGCTTAGTCAAGATGTTTACGACAAAGCCTACCAACAAATCCTAGATAATCCTAATCGACCTAAGCCACCTTTATGATAGGAATATCAGCGTTAGTTTAATTGGTCAAAATGTAGCTATGGTATGCTACTAATCAGTTAAATAGTTTTTGTAAGCTAGCTACAAATAGATTTAATTGGTTAATCTCAACCCGGGATGGAGTATAGGTTCGAATCCTATACGCTGATAAAGGGATGCAAACGCCTTGCCTAAAAAGCTAAACGGATAGACTACGGTTGAAATAACCGGGCTGGATTGGTAACCAGTAATAAACCCCACAGATATTACCCTGTGGGGTTTATTACTTTTCGGTGCAATAGATTGGTCAATTATTCACCTAATAAGCGTTGCCGGTCTTTCCCGTAGACAATGTTAATTGCTTCATCTAATTTATCGGGGGCGATATATTCTGAGACAGTAGCGCGACGTACTGGAATCAATAAATCATCTCGCCCTTCCTTGCGTAATGTATCAGAGAATTGCTTGAGAGATTTTAACTTTTGCCCCGTACGCTCAAATACTGCCCGTTTTAATTGGTCAGCACTCAGAAACTTAGTAGACTTGCCAGTGTCAACCTCAATAACTTCAGTGACTACGGTTTCTTTTTCAACGATGATATCCTGACAACCTCGCAGGGCTAAGACAACGCGATCGCCGTGTAATTGAAGCATCGTATTGTCTAATTGCTTGCCTAAGTTCTTTTCCCGTTCTAGCTCTAAGCGTAGACGTAACAGTTCATTTTCTTGGCTTAGGGCAGGAATGACCGTCTCAGCTTCACGTGTCTTAACAGCAAAGTAATGTTTAGCCATCTTGACCGCATCATTGCCACGACTATCGCAGCAAAGTGCAATGTGATAACAGGCTAGTCGGGATAAATCGTAATCCAACATATCAACCCCGCCACCTTGAGGGCGTTTAACCATCTTACCCGACGGGGTAATGTGGCTAGATACGCAATCCACAATGGTTTCAAGGTTTTCTTGGGCAATCTCGATTACACATTTAAACTTCTGCCATTTGGCATAATTCAGGACGAATTGCAAGTCACGGGCAGACCAAAACTCGTTACCCTGTGCATCCAACTGGCGGATGACATCGAAGGGACTGGCTTGGTATTGCGTTTCTACCGTTGCTAAATTAGTCATAAGACTTTGCCTCCTGTTAAGGCGATAGTCAAAATCCTCCAGTTCACCGCTGGGGGTATTTTATTTACACCACTATCTTAATAAACGTTTGAGTTGTTGACATACATCCTTGGCTGTGTGCTTTTCACCCTCGTCATTCCCCATCTCAACACAGTATTTTTACCTTTAACCCTGCCCACCCCAGACAAACCTCAAACCCTTACCCCATAAGGCTGACAAGAAGTGTTGCATATATCTAAAGAACTCCAGGGGACTGCAAAAACGGGATTTTATGGGATTGTTGCATTTTGTCCGTATGCCTGATAATATAGTGAGATAACCAATCAGCCCAGAGGAGGGCTATTATGGGACTCATTCCAAAAGAAGCTATTGAAGCTGTAAATGACAACAATGGTTCTAGTTTATTTATTGACCTTAAGCCAGGTGATCAAAAGTTTCGAGTTTTAAGTCTACGGTTTTATTTCGAGACTCGTACTCCAAGCCATTCTCCTATTCGATCCAAAACCAAGTTAACCAAGATTCCTTTTAATGGGCGTTTTGAATGTCACACCAAAAGCGGTAAAGTTTGGCAAGAAAAAATTAAGCAGGTATGGGCGATGCTTGTTTGGTCTTATGCCGATCAAGACATTAAGGTTTTAAGTCTCGACAAATCAACTGTACAAAAGCAATTAGCTGCGCTAGATGCTGATGAAGATTGGGGTGACCTGTCCACCTTTGATGTGAAAATCGTCCGTAAAGGCGAAGGGACTGAAACTGAATACACGGTAATGCCATCGAATCAGAAGCCTCTACCAAAAGACATTCAATCTCAAATTGATTCAGCCGCTGTCAATCTAGATGCAATGCTGTATTGTGTTTATCCCAACGATCCTGACTGGAAGGATAAAGCACTGACAAAACTAATGGATAACCTGCATTTGGCATCCCAAGAGGCATCTAACCGTGGGATTCAATTTGAAGTTCCGACATCTACTGAAATCGAGATTTTGCAATCTGCATGGGAAAAAGCATTAACTTTAATGCCCTTGCACAAGCCATCGTTACCAAAAGTCACTGAGACGGTTTTACCTGAAATGCCAGAAAACTTAACCGATGAACAAGCTGAACTAGAGCTAGCTGCGATTCCCTTCTAACGTCAAACATCCGTAAATTTTATAAACGCTTGCAATCATCCCCGAAAGGCTAGTAGCGGTGATTGCAAGCTACCAAAGGAGCATTATGCTTAAACTCAGAGATTACCAATTAGACGTAAAGCGTCAAGTTTACCAACACATACGCGAGGGTCAAAATAAAATACTATTATGCGCTGGTACAGGTAGTGGCAAAACGGAGTGCGCCACTAGCATTGTTGAGGACATCCTTAGCCGCGATCGTTGTGTTGCGTTTCTAGTTCACCGTGACAATTTAGTCCGTCAAACGGTGGCAAGGTTTGAGAAGTATGGCATTAAAGCCAGTGCCGTTGCTGGTGGTATGGATTGTGACGAGTCTAACCCCTGCCAAGTTGTCAGTATGCAAACTTTAGAGCGTCGTAAATCAGCGATGGCATTAGTTGACGATGTTGCTATTTATGATGAGGCGCACCTAACTGCATGGCGTAAAAGTGGACAGTCAATGATTCGAGGAAATCATCATAAAATCACCATTGGGCTAACTGCTACGCCGTGGCGACTGAGTAAGCGAGAAGAAATGGGGGATTTATTTAACTCCCTAGTTTTAGCTCCTATGCCATCGCAATTAATGGAAGCCGGTTATTTAGTCCGTCCTCGCTGTTTTGGGCTTAGCGGAGCCGATTTAAACGGGGTCAAGACCGTTGCGGGCGATTTTGCCTTAGATGATTTGTCAGTCCTTTGTAATGACGATGGCGTAGTCAATAAAGCCGTCAGTGAATGGCAACGATTAGCTAAGGGATTAACCACGATTGTTTTCTGTGTTGATGTTGCTCACGCTAAACACATGGCAGAAGCGTTTCAAAATGCAGGTGTAGCGGCTAATTATGTTTCGGGTGATATGTGCCCCGTCAAAATTCGTGAGCCGTTATACGCTGATTTAAAGAGCGGTAAACTAACGGTGTTATGTAGTTGCAACGCATTGTCCGAAGGCTTCGATGTACCTAATATCGAGTGTGTAATCTTAGCCCGTCCGACTAAATCTAAGGCTATTTTTGTTCAACAGTTAGGGCGCGGTTTACGAATCTCTGAAGGTAAAACAGAGTGCTTAGTTTTAGACCAAGCCGGTAACATTGAACGTCATGGTTTTATCGAAGATTTAACTCCATCTGACTTTGCTTTAATCCAAGCCAAGCATGGCGAGAAAGGTGATCCACCAGTTAAAGAATGCCCTGAGTGTGGACACCTTCACCGTACTTTTGATATGACTTGCCCCGAATGTGGCTATGAATATCCTTTGAAGGAAAAAGTCAAGCAAGAAAGTAACTTAGTTGAGTTACGCAAGATTGAATGTGATTTACCTTTGTCCGGTCAACTATATCGGGAATGGAAAAAAGAAGCATTCAAAAAGAATATTGCTCCAGGTTATGCTATGGCTAAATTCAAAGAATTACATCCCGACCAATGGCCCAATCATCAATGGAATTTTGGGGCAATTTTTGACGGCGATCGCAGTGAAAAAGTAATGGTCAAGTATTTAGAATACCTGGAGAATATCGCTATCAAAAAAGATAAAGATGATAACTGGATAGCTAAAGAGTTTAAGTCTGAATTTGGCTGTTATCCCTCGCAACAATTATTAGAGGTAATGTAATGAAATTTGCTAGTCTTTTTACAGGCATGGGCGCGGCTGATATGGGTGCAATGCAAGCCGGATTAACACCTATTTGGGGCGTTGAGATTGACCGACAAATTGCTATGGTCGCCATTGATTTTATCCCAGAAATCTCTAATCTTGATGTTGTAGATGTAAATTATGCGAAATTAGAACGACCAGATTGGCTTCATGCTTCCCCGCCATGTATCAACGCATCACGGGCTAAGAATGGCAAGGAAACCCAAGAAGATATTGAACTAGCTAATGCTATCTGTCGGGCGATTGAAACGCTTAAGCCTGATTATTTTAGCTTGGAAAATGTGATTGGTTATGCCAGTTTTAAGTCGCTTGCCAACATTAAACGTTACTTAAAAAACAATGGTTATTATGTTGAGTATGCTTTACTTGACTGCTCTGATTGTGGCGTACCACAATCACGTAAACGATTATTTTTAGTCGCATCAAAGCATTGGAGGAAAATACAGGGCTTATATGATCTTGAATGCAAAGAACAAAAACCTGTCGGTTGGTATGATGCGATCGCCGATTTGATTCCTACGCTAAAAAAAACAACATTGACCGACTGGCAAGTAAAAGCAATTCACTCTAAATTTAAGGGGAATGATACGCCTATTGGATACTGGTTGCCAGATATTGTCGTTCAAAGGTCAGGGGCGAGAAAAAAAGACGGGATACCGAATAACACAATTCGCCTATCTAATGAACCCATGTTCACGGTCAAGGCGATGTCAGGAAAGGTAAGGGTTAGTCCTAAACAAGCCACAATTGTTATTGACGGTCAATCCTACGAAGCTGATACCCGATGTCTAGCCCGTTGGCAGTCTATTCCTGACTGGTATCAATTCAGTGGCGATCTGAAACTAGACACCAAGATGATCGGCAATGCAGTACCCCCGCTAATGATGCAAAAAATCATTGAGGCAGTACTGCAATGAAAAAAGACCCCGTAGGGTCTAAAAATAGTTAAGCAAACAAAACAGATCACCCACTATCTTTGCAATGGTGGGTTTTTTATTTTAACCTACTATGCCAGCCATCCTGATTGCATCTGAATCAAGTCCATTTCTCTCCCGTAGTAGATAGAGCATTTACAAGCCTGGGCGCATTTACAAGACTGTCCAGGCACTGGTAAAACTCCTATCGGTCTAACGCCCATCCTGGCATATCTGAGACAATCTTCGCAGTGTTTAGCCTGCGCATCTAGTTTCCGTAACGCATGGGTGTTGTAATCGGTGTTGACAGCGTAGGAACGTCTACCCATTTCATAGCTCACCCGACTAGATTGTACAAACCTAGAAAGGCGATAATCCAGCATTTTGCGAGATAGTTTACCGTCTCTTAAGTCTTGCACTAAATTACGCAAGGCGGGATATTGATTTTGTCTTAGCTCATTAGCAATATCTAGATAATGAATAGCATAGGTTTTATCTTTCCCCCCTCTCCCAAAACGCATTAATGCAACATGACTATCCTTTACGTTTTTAGCTGTTTTTTCTTCCCAATCCCTAGCGGTGATTGTGCCATTAACTAACTGATTAGTGTCCTCAACTACCCGTTTTAAATAGGCAGCTTGATAGGCTTTGATGTAATTATTAACTTTAGATTCAGGCACTAATCTACCAGACGGATAGAGGTAACGTCTTTGCTTTTCGCTATAGATTAAATCTGGTAGATTGTACGCCATTACTTTTTAAAGCTTTTTAGGTTGACTTTTAATTCTTTACCCATAAAATATCTTAGAATATTGCTTTTTATCATTAGCATTTTAGTCAATGCCATGATGTGAAGCCTTAACTCGTCGGCTGACGATTGACTTAACTTATCGGCAATAATCCGCAATTCTAGGGATTGCTCTAAGGTTAATTCCTGCACTTCTTTAGGTATCATGGGCTTATCCAAATTTTGACCTTGTAATTGATAGTAACCAGCGACATCCATTATTTATCACCCTCGATTACAATTTCAAACCTGCCATCAAAAAACTCTTTTGCTGGACGTACCCAAACCATCTCACTATCTAAGCATCGATGAATAACCATCGTTTGTGTAGTGCTTTCCAGTAATGCCATTCCCAAAAATTCATAGCGATTACCTGTGTTTAAATGTTCGTAAATCTGCCCTTTTAATTTGTGCATCAATCTTGCTCCATTAAACTAGCGGCTTTTTCGGTAAACGTCCAGTAGGCGGGTGCATATTCTATCTTGCACAAATAGCCAAAATTATTTAGTAAGGACAATGTATTTTTGTCTTGCGTTGATGCTGGGTAAATGTAAACAATCGCACCACAACTACTGACAGATAAGTGATTTCTTACCATTAAAAGCAAGGCTTTAATAGTGGCGTTTTGTTCATCAATTAAAGCCCGGCTATAACAAACAGCATCAAGCAATTCTTGATGCAAGTCCACTGCACTTTTACGACCATTGCCAGATTGTAAGATAGTGCCATATTTGTTGTATCCAAAATCCTTGCGGTCTTGGATGTCTTGGATCACTAGGTCATGGATTGACGGGTTATTATTAACCTTTGGCATAGACTCAGGCACTGAATAATTAGCCCGTCCGTTACTTGATAGTCTGGTCATCAACCTTTACTCTCCTGTACGGTTTTATCGTTATTGTAACGACCTGTTACTGCGTAACTTTTAGACGGCAATCCCAACAATAAACGGAATTCTAATTGACCAAATCTCATACCAGGATATAACGGCAATGGCTCTAAATCATCATTGGTAATTTCCATTGTTAACCTTGACCGATTCCAACCCGCGTCAATATAACTGGCTAATTGATGCCCATACCATTCTCGCCCCCGTGAACTTTTCATATAAAAAGTAACAGCGGTAAACTCTGGAATTTTGAACGTTTCCAAAGACTCAACTAATAGGCGATCGCCAGGAAACATTTTATAGTCATCGGTCAATTTAATGTCTACATAACCGTGAGTAGTCCTTAGTTTAGCCTTATGACCAATCCGAATATCAAGGCTATGGGGATTGATGCATTCAGGCGTAATCGGTGACACCATTGGTTCGATAAACTTGTCAATCTTTTTGCCAGTAAGCCGATAGAATAACCGAATATACCAAGGCACAACGCCACAGCATAAAGCCTTTATCTGATGATCAACTAAAACCATAAAGCCCCTAAATTTAATAGGGCTATCTTAATTACTCCACCAAGCTAATCCCCTCGGCTTAACAAAGGCGTAAACCAACGCATCCGCTGTGTCTGGACTACGATTAAGTTCGTTCTTTGATTGCAGTAAAATCTTGCCTGCACTGTTATATTTGATGGTCAATTTAGATAACTCAATTATCAAACTAGGGTCATTGGGTAGGCTGATTAATTCGTCTTCAGGGTATTCATTAATACCCTCAGTCATCTCATAAGTTTTGCGGATTCGTTCCCTTAAAATCCCCCAAGCTTCCGCCCGTCTGTTAGCAAACTTTTGTTTACTGGTTTTATTCTCCCCTTGCCAAACAGTGAAATCATCCGGTGAACTTGCCCCATTAAACGGCGTAACAATATAGGGCTTATCTGCAATACTTTTCAGAGTCCCCCCAACACCTGCCCCCACACCATCAGCATCAAAGCAGAGATATTCTACACCTAATTTTCGCAATAAATCATCTACAACAAAGCTAACCTGAGTAGTATCAAGGTTATCCCATTTATAGATTTTGGGGGAGACTAAGCCTTGCTGACGGATGGTTAAGACTGATTGATTAGCACCCCCAGCGGCAACGTCTAAACCTGCACAGATAGGCTGTTCACTATCAATTAAGTCAGGAAATCTGAGATGGGCATTAATGCAAGATTGAACCCATCGTGACGGGATATAAATGCCCTCAACAGATGCCGAATAATCTAGGTCTAATTCCTGAGCAATAATAACAGGATCGCCAATCTCTTTGCTTTTCTGTTCATACCAAGGATAGATAGCATTTTTCGGAGCATCCCAACCTTGCCCCGTTTCACCATCAGGCGTTGTCCAGTGATTTTTCCTAGGGTCATCTTTCCAGTGAATGCGAAACTTAGGTATTTTCCCTTCGCTAACATAGCGGTAAAAAGCATTATCTAATCCGTTAGGCGTTGATACTTGAATTAAGCAATTAGTGTTAGCAGATAGTGCAGACATTACTTTTTGAGAACGCTCAATAAATGCACTTTCATCCAAGAAATATAGCCCAGATCTCCCGCCACGGCCCAGACTGTCGCCCGCTTCCCCCGTTATAGTAGCCCCGTTCTGAGGGTTTGCAACTAAGCCAGTTTTTGAGATACTTTCCCACCCTTGGGGTATCAACCATTCAGGCAAGTTTTTAATAAACAATCTGATTTTTTCAAAGATACAATCAGGGTCACCAACTCTATCAACCAAGTGAGCTTTTCGGCTTCCTACTGCCCCTTTAAAGTTAGGAGTAAAAAGCCAATGCTTGACCATAACAGCCGATAAAATCCAAGTTGCCCCAACGTCCCTAGACTTTTCTAGTATTGCCCAATTGCCATCATAGTAATTAGTTTCGAAAAACCTTACTAGATCTTCTTGGATTGGGAACAAAAGGAATGGCTTTAATGGGTTTCTAGCATCGCGTGGATCGACAGTGTAACCGTAGTTATTGATAAACCAAACGGTATTGTTTTTCATTTCTTTTAACTGTTCTTTTCTGGCAGCTAAGACATTTTGCCCATGCCACCTAATTCGTTTCCTATCTTCCATTCTTTCTTCTGTAGACTTTATAACCATTGATCTTTTTGCTCCTGAGTCAAGTCTTCATAGCTCATAGCTCCACCTAATGCAATGATTTTTTCCGCTTCATTTTGTTGCACTATTGTTAACTTTTCGTGGAAGTTGGAAGCCCAGATTGACAAGTTTCTAATTGTATCGGCTACTTGCTTAGCCTCTGCCACAGTCAACTCAGATGCGGCGTGTTTATCTACCTGTTTATAAAGCTTTCCTACAATCGACGATTGAATCCTGTAATGTTTGCGAGTGATTTCAGCGAGGTTAAAATCAAGCTCAGTTTGACCCGTTGGCACTAGTTCCAACTGGATATTTTTATTATCATCATTAGTAGGGCGCTTTGGCATTTTAAAATAATACTATTAAGATTATATTAATATTATGTCTGATACATTCCATGTTAGCTGGTTAAATGATGCCAATAACACATTACAAAGGGCGATTAGTTCAGTCGGTAATCTATCTAGCCGGGTGGGGACTTTTCATGACTCTACTAATCAAATTGCTGTAAATTATCAACCTAGATTAACACTAGAAGAACTCTATGAGTTATTCAGTAACCCGTTAATCAATACCGCCTGCACTGCTTACCCTGTTGATAGTTTACGCCATTGTCCCCACTGGAATTTTGAAGACGATAGCGATATGGGTAACGAAGTCAAGGAAGCCATTGGTGAGATTATATTTTACGACATTGCAGGGTTTCAATATAAAGGTTTAGACGGCATCAAAGAGGCATTGATCGTTGCCAATATTGAGGGCAATTGTCACATCGTTTTAGATATTGATGATGGGAGAGAGTTAAATGAACCTGTTGATTTGGAGAATGTACAAGGCATTAAAAGCGGGGCTATTTTTGGTAGGGATAGGATTAGCTATAGTCGCGGTTACTTTGGTAAAGAACCTCATTACACCGCCATGATGGATAATCAAAAGCCTGGTTATGCTTCCTATATTCCAGAGATTCACCCCGATAGAGTAATGCGTTTTTGGGGCGTTAAAATGACCGGTGAAATGTTATATCGAAACGATTTTAAAAACCGTTCAATCATTGAAATGGTTATGGACAGTTTTAGTGATATGACTTTGACCAGCAAAGCCGCTTCAAACTATCTACAATCAGCATCAGGCTTTTGGTACAAGATGGATGGGCTAGCTGATATGGTTCTCCAGGGTAAAGGAGGTGACATTCAGAAACGACTAGAACTATTCAGGATGGGCTTATCTTCTATCGGCATGATGGTCATGGACTCAAACCGTGAGGACGCAGGCTTTATTAATCGGTCATTTAGTGGCGTTGATGCCCTGGTTAACCTAGTAGTCGATAATTTTGTTAGCTGTACCCGCATCGCCCGGTCACGCTTGCTAGGCTCAACAAAACAAGGGTCTATGAGTGAGTCGGGTAAAAGCGATCATGAACAGTGGGCAGAAATGGTCAGCAACTATCAAGCTGATGTCATCGCTCCCTATATTTGTCGGTTGACTGATTTGGTGATGGCTAGCGGTGGCGATCGCCCTGAATACGAGATTACATTTCCCTCTATCCTTGTCCGTTCTGAGCTTGACAAAGCACAAACCTATAAAACCTATGCCGAAGCGGACGAAAAGTACAACGCCATCGGCTTACCCGGTAACGTTATCCTAGAGTCACGATTCAAAGGCAATGATTTTAATACCACAATTACCCTAGATGAGGATGAACTAATGAGTATAGAACAGAGTGAGAATGATAATCAAAATCAAGAACAAAACGAGTCCCCCGCTATGTTGGAAGACTCAGATAAATTAGTTGGTATCGGTAGCAGTATCGATTTGCCTCTCAGTGATACCGAGTATGAATCGATTTTGAAGCTGTTAGAAATGGGAGAGGATTTGGAAGAGTGAAACGCATTAAACACCATCAACAGTTAAGGGAACGGATTGTAAAGGGCATGGACTCTGTCAGTGATGCCTATCAATCCGCCATGCTACAAACTATCTCCGAACCCTATCAATGGCCCGATGGGTTTGGCGTTACTCACCGTCGCAATGGGGAAGTAGTCGTCGGCTCTAACCGTAATATCGTGGACTTGGGTAATCTTAAAAACTCCCAAACTATGTTTCGCCAGGGATTAAAAACTACCTATGAATGGTCTGGCATGGGTGAAACACCGCCAGTTATTGTCCACGAGGGAGCTACACTAGCTAACGGAACTCAAATACCACCCCGACGCTGGACTGAGGTGGCAGTTGATAAAGTAGATTGGCAGGGATTGTTTTAGCCTTGAATTTTAACGATCGCCGATTTACCAAAGTTTGGTTTGATAATTTCTCGTTTTTCTCCAGCAAGTTGTTTCCGAACCGTAGAGACTGCAGCGACTTCCGCCCCTACTATATTCAGTTCTGAAATAAATCGCTTTTGACCATCTTGTGACAAATTAGAACAGTCAATAGATGTCTGTAATCGTCGTAATTGCTTACGTTTTTTACGGTTAGCCGCTAGGTTTTGTTTCCGAACGTAAAATACAGCTTCCTCATCGGTCAAGATAGAAATACCGCCACTATTGGTCTTACAAACTACTTCTAATCTTGATTCGATTTGACTAACCAATTGCATCACAGCAAACGAATATTCCTGAGAGTCTACTTTATGCCCTGTAATCTTTTCGAGGTAGTCAGGGTTTATATAATCACCTTTTTGTAAGGCATCAAAATCAAAGGGAAACTTTTCAACGTTCATTACGAAACTCCAAAATAAATAAAAAGGGAGAGGGGCAATTAAGCCCCCATTAGACTAGACTTGGCGCGACCCAACGTGACTCGACGCGACAGGACTTGACTCGACGGAACTGAACTTGACATGGGTTTTGCCGTCTTCAAGAATTGCACTTGATTAAACCACTAGGGACAGCATGACTAGGGAGTTACCCCTAGTAATTAGACTAGACTTGACAAAACTTGACTTGACATGACATGACCGAACTCGACATGACCCAACTTGACCAAACATGATTGTTTTGCCCTCCGATGGAATTGCACCACCGTTAACACTAGAGAAAGCATGGGAGGGGCATAAGCCCCAAGACCTAACTAAGCTTGACTAAGCGTGACCAGTCTAAACATGGCGAACCCCGTCGAGACTCGTGACGCTATCTTAATTAGGAGAAAAACATAGACTAGACCCGACTAAACGTGGCTTGACTTGGCTGGACTGAACAAAAACGCGACTAGAAAGTTTGGAAGCGATACTGGGAATCGAACCCAGGATAGAGATTTTGCAGATCCCTGCCTTACCACTTGGCTATATCGCTTTGGAGACTAGGGAATTACCCCTAGTAATTAGACTAGACATGACCAGACGCGACTTGACGAGACGCAACCAAACAAAACGCAACCGAACATAACCGAACGCGACAAGACGCGACTAAACCTAACACAACTCGATTGTTTTTGCCCCTTGCCAGAATTGCACTGGCTTAAACCACTAGGAGAGGCGTGACTAGGGGAATTAACCCCTAGTAATTAGACTTGACGCGACGCGACCTGGCAAAACATAACCCGACACGGCGGAACCAAACAAAACTCAGCAAGAAAATCTGTTTAGAGTTCGACTTTAAAGCGACCAAACTCAGGACGGCGATCGCATAGTCCGATGATTTTGCCGCTTAGATGCAAGATATCAGCAATGTCAGCTTGGTTTACAACATCTGGCATATAGTCAACAACGATTTCCGCTTCCCATGACCGGAAAATAGGACGGGTACGCATAATAGCATTCTTCATCACACGCTCAGCCCGAACGTCAACATAGTTGGCATCCGCCCATAACTCGTTAGTTCCTTTGTTAGTCCCAATGTCAAGACGGGCATCTTCACTAATCACAATCCCAGCTTTAAACGTCGTCCCAAGCTTCTTCTTTTTAGCACCTGACAAAAGCATCCCTTTAATAACCGTAGCAGGTAAGCATGGCTTGCTATTGTCGGTAAAAGCAATGTCTGCCCCGTCAACGTCTAGATTGTGTTGACCTTCCAGATAAAGACCGGCATACCATTCTAATTTGCTGATAACGTCGAGGTCATCTTCAACCTTTTTGCGCTTGCCGGTGTATTGCTTAATCAGTTGCGTGATGCCATTGCGAGGATTGACCAGAATATTGGCATTGTGCATTAACAGGGGAGTGTGTCCTATTAACTTTGCTTGCAGTGTTTTAAAACCGTCCATACTTGCCTCGATGAATTTCTATATAAATCATATTACCTGGCACACTGTTATTTGTCAACCAAAAAAGAATATGTAATGGACTTAATTTGTTTTGCCATCAAATATATGTGACCAAGTGGCGATCGCCACCCACCCCCATATAAACCCAAAACCCATACACCGTAAGGCTTTCAAAAAGTGTTGCATATACTTTAGAAACTCCAGGGGACTGCAAAAACTCCCCAACGGCAATAAAAAACCCGCCTAGATGACGGGATGATTGATTAGACTTCAGATGTTTTATTGCTGCCCCATAATCGCGTTTAGGGCTATCTTGGCTTGGCTACCAGCTTTCTTACAGACATTGACTGCTTGCCATGCGTTGCCGGTCTGTGTGTTGTTTAGTTTCATCTTTTCGGCTAGCTGTAGGAATGTCAGTTCATCCCGTTGGTGTTCTGTCATATAGTCACGGCTACCAGTCCGAACGCCAGCCAATTGATTATTGTGTTTGTTAACCGTGGCATGATGGACACCTTCGGCTCCTCGCAATTTCAATTCATCGTGTAAGCCGTGATATTCCTTTAGGTATTTGCCGTGTTGATTTAAATGCTCTGAGACTGAATTGACTTGATCTTGGGTTGTGGTGCGACTAATGGCAATCTTAGCCAGTTCCTCAGGGGCGATCGCTAGCATTCCGCCTAATTCATTCCCCAGCGTTGCCAGTAGCTTTAATCGTTCCTTAGCTTTAGCCTTTGTTTCTGGCTTAGTCCGTTTACCGTCAATCAGAGCGTCAAGGATGGCTACCACTTCAGTCGAAGTAAACAAGGTAACACCTTGTAACCCTCCAGCAGTAAGGGCTTCAGCCTCTTTACCTGCGTTTAACGCCTCACCTTTTTGCTTGATTGTTTTGGCAGAAGCACCAGTCCATCGAGACAATGCGTTAATGCTGGAATAAAGAATTTTATCTTGATGGTCAAAATACAAATCGAATCCATCATAGGATTCTTTAATCTGCTTATCCGAAACCTTTACGATAGACATTAGTGAACGCTCCTTTTTAGCGGTTACTCATTGCTCCGGCTGCTCTTACAGCGCGGGGCACTTTTATTTACATCACTATCCTAAAACACAAATTGCTAAACATTCCAAAGCCCATCAAATATATGTAACCAAGTGGCGATCGCCGCCCCCTTTTAGCCTGACATAGCCAACAAACTGAACTATTCCCGAAACCCTTACTGTATATAGCTTTAAGCCACTGTTGCACATATCTAAGGATACCCAGGGTACTACAACATTCGGATAATACCCAATAAAAAAGCCCCCACTAGGGAGGGCTGTAACTATCATCTAGGCTTGTGTCAGTTAATGTAACGGTGTACGAGGTCTATATTAATTAAGCACAATCTAAAGGCGGACAACTTTGACTGATACCCGACCTTGGGACTTTTTGGCGATGCGACTAAAGGCGGCTGACGATAGGTCAATTGAGCAATTACCACAACGGTCTGTGATGCGGACAATAACTGACTTGCCGGTTTTACGATTAGTCACTTTGACCCGTTGACCCAATCGGTAGTTATTACTGGCAGCAGTCATAGCATTAGGGTTATATCGCGCCCCATTAGCCATTTTGCGACCCGCTAGACTGTGATGGTAGTAAGTAGCGGTTTGTGCCTCTACAGTGGCGGGAATGACCGTTAAAACGAGAGATAGGATGACTGTGGATAGTTTCATGGTGTTTCTAATTTGCTTAACTAGCAAATATCTTACATCACATCAAATGTATAGCAAGGGACGATTGTTAAACTGTCACAGTGGGATGGCTTTTTATTGACCGCATCCAGTTTGTTTAAACGCTTTCCAAGAAAAAAATTCAAAGATTTCGCGGTAAGGATTATTTTCATTCGCGTTTAATATCCCTGATACCAAAAACCCTTCATCTTCGGTTAATCGGGCATTAACGTATAGTGCCACTTTTTCGTTATCGTCAGCGTACAGTTTAAAAGCCTCGCATAAGTATATACCAGTATCGTTGCCTAGCTGGGCGTAAGCACCACGGATTCTATTTTCAGTCTCTGAATATTGCTGGGCGATCGCCGAAGTAGCAGATAGAGACAATGCAATTGACAAACTCAAAGCTTTTAGCATAATGACACCTTGATATTTCTTCTATTCTAGTGTGCCCAACTTGCCCAAGAAAAAACCCATCTTTAGCGGATGGGTTAGTGAGTTATGGGGTAATGGGTTATTCGACTAGATAACGAGGGCGATAGTGTGATCGTCGGTAATAGTCGTCTAATTGACCGATATATTCCCGTTTAAGCTGTTCATTCTCTTGGATATAGGCTGACATCTGCCACGCATCAGGATTGTCCTTTAAGCCAGAATCATCGATGTAATGGTTTAGTGTCTTGTAATCCGGTTTCCCGTGACGCATCAAGCCCAGTCGCTTACACAATTCAGATTTGGTAACGGTACTGCCATTATTGACAATGTCGTCATCCTTGATAATCCGATCCCGGTACTCAACCTTCGTTACTTCCGAATAGCCTAAGACTTTTTGCTGTACGACATCATCGCATAGGGTGACTACGGTGTGACGGAACTGGACTAAGGACAAATCAGCTTGCTTGGCTTGGGCGATCGCCGTTTCTTTTTGAGCTTCCAGCCGCAATCCTTCATTTTTCAAGTGTTGAAGTTCAATCTCTTGAGCCATTAATGGGTTAGTTGTTTGGAGTAACTTCCATTTCTTCTCTGTCTCAATGAAGTATTGACGAACCTGATGCCCTTCCTCAGTTTCAGACATCATGCAAAGATGCTTCATTGAGTCACAGGTGAGATGGAATACTTCAGACTTTGCCCCGCCACCTTGAGGACGTTTCACCATCTCCACATCTCGGTGGAAATCGATACCCTCAGTGAGTTTTATCAATTTACGCTTAGCTGAATCCTTGCGAGAATACCCAGCAATCTTCCAAGCAATATCAAAATCGACTGGGAACTGTTCACCATTGCGTTCTGCTTCCATCCACTGATCAATCAGGGTTTTGGCATCGTAACTTAAAATCATATTAGACATTTATGCCTCCTCATTAGGCTAAGTGTTAAAGTCCTCCAGTTAACGCTGGAGGCACTTTCTCTCTCTATCTTAAAACATTCGCAAAAACATCAAACATTTGATAGTGGTAGGCACATCAAAACGCCACTGACCAGCGATCGCCAATCAATCAAACTCAACGCCAAAGTCAACTCCTAAAACTTGCTCCATTTTTCTTAACGTCTCTAACGGTATCGACTGCCTTCCAGACTCAATCCGATACCAATTAGCAGTGGTCATCCCTGCCAAGCCACAAATCTGCGTGATGGTTCGATCATCGTTTAGCCTGGCTTGCTTGATTTTGTCGTTTAATGCCGGGACTTGCACCCGTACCGTCTTAACTACTTCCATTGTCACTGGCATGATGGAACACCTCAATCTTACTAAACATATCACCTCCATTATAACCCACTGCGTTTAAAAGAAAACTTATAAAGTTGCGCTTGACAATCTGAGATTATGGGTGTTTAATAAAAGTATGGAAACGGACAGCACGCCGCAAGCCAATAGTTAACCAAAGTGCAGATACGACAAAGCGACCGCCCACCCTGAGAAAGTTAGCGATCGCCCTGTTTAACCCCTTCGTTTAAAAGGATTACTCCTATGTTATCTCAAATTGATTTTTATCAACCCACCGAAATGACCGTAGAAGAAGCTTATGAGCTTTTAGCGGACTACGAACATGAACAACGGGTAAATGGTGAGTGGGAAGCCATCACCGCTGTATATGGCGACATTGCCAACAAATCACCTGAATGGTGGGAAGGATTTTTATCTGCCTTAGCCCGTCGTAACGGGGTAAATGTTGCGGTATTTCAACAGCATGGGCCAGTTAACTTTGACGAATTCTAAACTTGCAAACCATTACCGGGGGCGTAATGCCCCTTAATTATCATGTTGACTATCGATGAACAGAAACAAGTTAAAGACTGGCTACAGGACGAATTAGACGGCGTAGCTTTCCCCGTAGACTTTGACATTGCATGGGTTATGGCGGGTTATGCTCGCAAAGACCACGCAAAGCGTCGGTTAACCAATCAGTCATCCTACCTAGTAAAAGATGAAGATTACAAAATCGATCACGGTGATGTACTTCTCCCCCAATCGGGGGAATCGACGATTTTAGGTCGTTCTAGCGACCGTATAGTAATGACCTGTGACGCTTTTAAACATTTCTGTTTGATGGCACAAACTAGCAAAGGTCGTGAGATTCGTCAGTATTTTATCAATGTTGAGAAAAACTGGAATCATGACCTAATGCAAGATGAAATCGATGCACTCTATGAGTGTCTTGATGACCTAGAAAGTGAAACAAAGCAGTGTGAATCCCCCAAAAAGTTCCGAGTCAACCATCAGAACGTCTCAAATACATCGGTCTATACCCTTGTTTGTGTCGTAGGTGATGGTCAGTTTGTCGAATTAATGAGCTACACTTTGCCCCCAGAGATTTACAACGAGCCCGAGTTTGAAAGGTACTCTCTACTCAAGGGCGCGGCAATGGCTAACTTTTATGCCTTTGTTCACCTGTTGAATGAGATGTCAAAAGACTTTACTCCCTGTCTTGATGGCGTAATCTACCGTTATGCAAGCTTAGGACGGTCAAAGTAAATCATTAAGTTACCAAGGGGAGAATTGAACTCCCCTTTTTTAATTCAACTCTTATCAAATGTTTGATAGACGGGCAAGCAAATTAAAATAGAATGGTAATGAGAATCCCTTCGCGGCTAACCACAGCCCAAGGGAAGTAAACCGTTCACTTTAACCAATAGGTTCACCATGTCAGATATTGTAAATCAGTCCGCAATTGAAGTAGTCACCAAAGGCGATCGCCTAGTAGTCGATTCTCGACTAATTGCATTAGACCTTGACATTCAACACAAGAATTTTGCCGAAACTATCCGAAAACATAAAACTGTTACAGAGCAACGCTTTGGGACGCTAACGTTTGAAACGGCATCGTCAAAAATGCCTGATGGTCGTATCAATCCGAACCCCGAAAAGTTCTATTGGCTAACAGAAGCTCAAGCTTCATTCCTAATGACCCTTAGCCGAAATACTGATCGGGTTATCGAGTGCAAAGCGAACTTAGTTCAGGCTTTTATGGAGGCTCAATCTAAGCTTGTTAGCCAGTCAGTCCCACGGTCTTATGCTCAGGCATTGCTAGAAGCCGGTCGGTTAGCATTAGAACTAGAAAAAGCAGAAGCAGAAAAATTACTGCTAGAAGAACAAAATGAACAACTATCCGAAGCGGTAGATGAACTGTTTGATTATTCCAGCATTATCCGTATCGCCAAGTTTAACAACGTCTGTGAGACTCGCTTTAAGTGGCAAACTCTAAAGGGCATGAGTCGCAAAATGGGATGCGAGGTCAAACGTGTTCCTTGTCCACGATTTGAATGGAAAAATCTGTATAGTCATGATGTTTGGCGGATTTGTTATCCGGATATGCAACTACCCGAAACCACTACATTAGTTATTAAACATTAATCTCAAATATTAGTAATCCACCAAGCACCTTACTAAGGTGCTTTTTAAACCCACCATGACATTCACTGAATTACAAAAGGAATCTAGGAAACGTAATTTTACCGATGTACATTTTATCTTTACCAATCAAATCGGCACGATATTACATGGAGAGTGGATTGATTCATCTAGTTTCACGGTCTACGAATATCCCGGTACAATCAGTGTCAATCAATGGAAGAAACTAGGAGGGAATAAGCTCGTTTACCTGATAATCCCACGGTATTAGAGCTTTAAATTAACGCATCTTACGTCGATAGGTTCTTGCACCCTCGTCCTGTATTTGGGATTGGGATTTGCGGAAACTATCGGCGTTTGGTGTATTAATCACATAGGTCTGATTAAACTTATTGACCGTATTAGTGCGTGAATTATTGACCGATTGAGAAGTGTTAGCGCCGCCAGCATTGACTAGGTTTTCCCAATTGCCTTGATAGTTGCGAGATTGAGTAAATAGGCGATCGCTACCGTTAGCAAAGTTGGGGATTTTATCCCAATTACCAGACCGTTTCAGAGCTTGGAATTTTTGAGCATCACCATTGAGAGTCGATAGAATAGCCTCACCGTCGTTCACTACTGCCAACATAGGCTTGCGACCTGTCATAGCTGATTCTTTAGCCATCACTTGGTCTAGACCATTAGCAAACTGAGGGATAAAAGAAGCACCTAGATTAACAAGGGAACCAAAGAAACCGGGTGAAGATTCAGAACCTTGTAATTGCGGAATAGCTTGCTGACCATAACCGAATAGATTAGATGCTTGCTCGGCTAAAAAGTTAGTGAATGGCATCATAACCAATCGGTCAAATAATGTTGACGCAACAACGTCTAAAGTTTTAGTGAGAGCCTCAGTAAAGTTATTGGTTTGGAATACAGCTTCTTTCAAGTTTGCTCCTAGTTCCTTAACAAAAGGCACAGCCTCACTAAAGGATTGTTTTAAGTTGATATCAGCAATTTCTTGAGCCATTGCAACATATTGTGCCCGTTGATCACCTTCCAAACTTAATTCGTCAGCTTGAATATTTGCCCGTTTACTAGCAGTTGCCGCCATCAAACGAGCTTGGAGAATAGCGCCATCGTTTACCAACGTTCCGCCTAGATTATATTTAGCCGTGGACAGTTCCGCCATCTTGCCTACATATCCATCAACCAAAGCTAATTGCTCTTGTAAATAAGCGCGGTTTTGGGCATTAGATTGGGCAATTCCTTTAGTCGTTTCTAGTTGTTTTTTTGATGCCTCTAGTAGTTCAATTTGTTGGTCATATTGAGCGTAAGTTGTCTCTAGTCTGTCCAACTCAGCTTGTTTTTGTTCTTCACTGTAACCGGCAGCTTTAGCAATAACTTCTAAGTTGGCGATCGCCATTTCTTTGCCGTCAGTTAATCGAGTCATATCCCGAATGGAATCAGAGATAGAACGTATTTGATTTTCATATTGGGAGGCAACATCTTGACCGGCTTGATTAACTTTTTGGGTAATCGTCAACCATCCTTTAGATGACTCCGTTAACTGTTTAACGCTTAGGTTAGCATCATGAACACTGCGATTAGTGGACTCCAAACCGTCTTTTGTTGCGTTGACAAATTGCTGATAAGAGTCAATTAATTGAGCGACATTTAATCGAGCTTGGGCATCAACTCCCGCCTGTTTTAGTGCATTTAACTTGTCGCCTAGTTTGTCAATATGTGCGACTTGAGCCAACAAAGGATTAATGTCTTGGGGCTGATAAGCCTCCATCATATAGCCACCGACAGACGTATTTTGAGCAGATTCGTAAGAGCCAATCGGGTCAAAACCTTGGGGCAATGGTGGCGATTCTTGATAGGTAAATTGAGTAGGATAATTAACGTATTCAGGTTGTTGATAAAACTGCTCAGGAATTACATTACCAGCATTATTGATAGGCGCATTAGACCCCATCGTAATAGTCGCCTGAGCTTTAATCATAGGCGGGGTTTGTTTCTGGAAATTATTATTTAACAGTTTCCGGTAACTTGCTTCCGATTGCCATTTCCAGTCATCACCAGCCCAGTAAACTTCTTTGCCATTACGGATTGCTTGCGATCCTAATGGGCGTTGACTGGCTTGTTGTTCTGATTGAATTTGAGTGCGTGCATTGGCAACCTGACGCTGTTGTTTAGCTTTTTGGAAATTAGCAATATCAACCATTCTTTCGTCAGGCGTTCTACCTACATATCGTTCAAATTGTCGCTGTAACTGAGCATCTATTGAGCGGTATTCAGCCAATTGTTTAATCAATACCTGTAAGTCTTTTTTGCTAATAGTAGACCCCAAAGCATCGACATACATATTCATAAAGTTGCGAGCCAAGTTTAACCGTTGGGCCATTGGCGTTGTGGTATTAGCAGGATTGACTAACTCTTCTTTTTTAATAACCCTTGGCTTAGGCGCTGGTTTAGGGCTAGGTGATGGTTGGGCATTAGCCGGGGGGATTAGGCTGGGATTAGGGAAAGCATAGGGATTATCTTTTTTGATTTGTTGAACGGCACTTTTACCTGTCTCGCGTTTAGGTGTCACGAACGGTACTCGCAACGCATCATAACCAAAGTTTGCTACACCGTTTAAAAAGTTCTGAATAGGCTTAACAATAATCTCTTTTAACTGAGCATTCGATTCAAATTTAATCTCACCAGGATTAACGCCAAAGTTAAGGGATTGCATTTGATTGGTAGGCTGTTGTAACTGTCGTTGCATATTCAAAACCGAGTTAGCATACCCAGTCCCTTTACCTGTTCCAAGATTACCAAGCCCTGCATTGTAAGCAGCTAATGCTTTACGCCAATCCCCTGTTTTCTCATAAAGTAACCGCACATACTTCATGGCAATCTCGATGTTTTTCTGTACATCAAAACGGTCATTAGGATTATATCCAACATCTTTTGCTGCACCCCAACCTACCTGCATAGTGCCAACAAACGGGCCATATTTATCTTGGCTAGGAGACTTCATAATCTGCCCATCACTACGAGTATGACGATAGGTTCCTACGATAGGATTACCATTTTTGTCACGGGTTCCCGTTTCTTGGCTAGCCATCGCCAAGGCGATTTCAGCCGGTACATTAAATCGATTAGCGATGTTAACAATCACCGGCGTTAACGGATTATTGGCGACTCGCTGATTGTTCCAAATAGAAGATTGTACCCGTGTCTGTACTGGTAGTGTGGTCTGTTGTTGTATCGGCTTAGGCTGTGAAATCTCACTAGGACTACCAGCAAAACCACCATACTGATTAGCAAAGTCTTTTAACCCTTGAATGTCTCCACGACTATAGGTACGGGTTGATTGAGTGGGTTGACTAACCCGATTATTCTTATCGCTCGGTACGGGGTCAATAGGACGATTTAAAGGAGTTGCGATCGCCCGACCATTCATAGCCTGTTGTGGTGGCGCTACCCGTTGAGCAAGGGGTAAAATCATCGCAGGATTGTAGCTAGGAACGCCCTGTAATTGACGGGTTAAATCTTGACCTTTAGCACTAGATTTATCGGCACGATTCATTGCAATAGTCATGTCTTGAATTGACCGAATAAATCCCCTTGCCGCTTGTTTCATATTACGATCAAGGTCAAAGAATGACCGATTCAATGTAATGACTTGACGGTTAAAATCACGGGTGGCATCTCGCTGTTTTTCTTCAAATTCCCTGATTTGACGTAACCGTCCGATGCGTTCTTTTTCCAAATTCAAAACATCAATTTTGATTTGTCGCTCATTAGTGTTGTTACTAAATACCGATTCGGTATAACGAAGCATAATGTCATTCAGTTGCCGCGCAATACTGCCAGAATTACCAGGGGTGATAGATAGGTTATTAATCCGTAATTGAGTCAGTTCTAGCTGGTCTTGAGCATCATTAATTGCCTTACCAACGGATTCGACTTGAACATTAAAATCAAATGCCATGTCTTGGTAAGATTCGGCTAAAGCTCGATTACTACGCCGCAAACTAACACTGGCATCTGCTAACTGGAAACCTAAATCTTGTAGTGAACGTTGGTCTTGGATTTGTTGTGATTCAATTTGTAGCTTCAAATCCGCTACTTGACGGGCTGTATTGCGATAGTAATCTTCAAAACCAAAGTCCTGGGTTAAATCATATTTTGCCTTAGCAATAGAGCTGCCTGCATTAGCTAGTTCGACTGACTGTTCCCTTACTCGACCACGTAATTCTTCAATCTTAGATCGTTTCTCGGAGCTATCGCCAACATTAGAAATAGATAAAGCCTCTGCTAAAGCCTGCTCATTTTCCCGTAAGGTTTTAGCTAAAATAGCGTAGTCTTTTTTAGCCCCCTCAAGTGTTGTTTCTTGCACTTTCCGGTTAACAATCAAGCTACCTCCGCCCTGATTGTAGATATCTTCAGTGGACTTACTCAAGGCAATGGCGTTAACCGCCTTGACTCGATTCAAGGCTGATTCAACGTCTTGGATTTTATTGACAACCCGATCCCAAACATCCTCTAATGGTTTAGCAATCTGGGTTATTCCTTGACCGGCAAAATAATTCTTAATTTCTTCCGATAGTTGTTTTAACGGTTCTAGACGCTGTTCCGCTGCACGTTTAGCCGAGTCTTGCCATCCAGAGTTATTGATTGCATCAGTCTGGGATTTAACAAAAGATTCTAAATCTTTAGAAAAAGAATCAAGTTCAATAAATGGCTTAGCCAGTTCTTTGCGGGTTTTAAGTAAATCATTTAATTCTTGGTCTAGCTTGCGAACTTCTGCCCGTGATTGTGCGGTATTCTCTAGCCCTAACGTCATGCGAAGGTCTTGCTTCGCTTTCATTTTTGCATCAATATCCTTGACTTCATTTAAAGCATTTAAAGCATTAGAACTTAGTGGTTTAGTTAAGTCGTTAACATCAAAGGTCGTATTACCTTTTGACAGTTGATTGATTGCGTTTTTATATTCTTGGTCAAACCCAATAACAGAATCAAGAAATTGATCTTTTGCTAGCGTTGGAATCTCATTAGCATTCTTAATGTAATAGTCTGACACGCCTAGTCGCTTAGCTTCTGCAATCCGTTTTTCTGACATCGACGTATCAGGAATTAAAGCATTAACAAAAGCAGATACCGGCGATTCTGTGACAAACGGGATTCGAGGGAGTTTCGGTAGCTTGTTAATTGCGTTAGATAGGGATAACACAACATCTCGCATCTTGCCCATTGCGCCAGTAGATGAGTTAATTTTATTAATCAAGTCATCAGACTTAAATGATTTCTCAGAACGTCCCATGAATATAGCTTCAAGATTAAGCTCTAGTCCCTTAGACGGTAATTTGATAGAGCTAATCGTTTTACCCGTTTTTGCACCCTGTTCCTCTAATGTTTTTAATGCTACTTTCATCGCATCTACTGAACCGATAAATGCTTTTCGCGCTTTGTTAGATTCGGATTCGACAGTGTTAGAAAAGTCGCTGCGAGCAAAAGCCATCATGGCGACTGCTAAGCCTGCTTCAGCAGCTAACATAGCACCACCCATCAGAATCTTTTTAGCCGCCATCTGCTTCATGCGACGATTTAGTAATTCGTCACGTTGGGACTCATAACGGACTAGAGAATCATTCTCAGGGGATGACCCCAGATCTTTTTGATATAACCGCTTAAGTTCCCTTAATTCTTGTTGTTTTGCCTTGATAGCGTCTTGACGAGTGATAATGTTGCCACTATTGTTTTGTTCTTGATCACGAAATCCTTCGATTATATTGTTCCGGTCTTGTTTATATTGATTTAACCTTTGATTGCGTTTTTGTTCTGTCGCTAATTTGCGTTGGACATTATATTGTTCTTTTATTTGTCGCAATTCAACTTCATTCATCGCAATAGCATCTTTGCGACTAATCTTATTGTTTTCCATCGATTCATTAATTAGTGCCTCTCTTCGTTCTTTATAGTCTTTTAAATCATTCGAAACGGTATCAATTCTTAGTTGTTTAAACTCATTACTATACTGCTTAAAAACATCGGCTGGTTTAACACCACCTACTGCGATTAACGTACCCCCCATTAAATCACCCATAGTACGCTTCATTGTTCGCATATTGACAACGGCATCGCTTATCGCTTTGCCCCATCCTATTACTGCCAATGACAAGTTTTTAAAAGTAGGAACCAAGAAAAGGTTAGCTAGTACCCTTACTTGCTCAAACATAAAGACGAGGGATAGCATCTCAATCACCCCGCCTGGTATCGCTTTTTTGATACTTTCAATCCCTTTTACAACCGGCTCAAAAATATTCTTAGACTCCTTAAATGGATCGAACATTGCTCCCATGTCGGCATCGCGCATATAGCGGTCAGCTACTGTAAAACCAGCGACAAACATATTGCCGACACCACGACTCATGTTTTCCATGACATTGTTTTGGGTTCCAAAAAGATCGTCTACAATGTCTGCTACGGTGCCAATGATGAACGGGGTTAATGTTCCTAGTGAATTTTTGAAGGCTGACAATAACAGATTACTTCCCCCTTTAGCCATATTGGCGATCGCAGGGGTTTTCATGATGAAAGATAAACCAATACCAATTGATGCCCATACTGCAATCAACCCGGATACTGCCAAGGCGTTTAAGATTTTAAAGTTGTCCGCCATGAAGTTCAGGATGTTACCCCACGTATTTTTTACGAAGGTAAATAATCCGCCATACGTATCAGCAAAGTTTTTATTGATTTTGAAGTTAATGTTTTCTAACCGACTACTTGCCGCGGCGTAATTATCACCCATCGATAAAGCGACAGACCCGAAGTCATCTTTTAATACTTTGGTGACACCTGTTACCCATTTCTCAGTACCGATAGCACCACGGCTAACCATGTCATCTAATCCCGCCGTAGTGGTATCTAATGCCTTAGCAAAAACACTCATTGCAGGGGGAAATCGCTCACCTAATTGTTGACGCAATTCCTCCATGCTAATCCTGCCCTTTGCCAACATTTGAGTGTAAGCCATAAAGATTAGGTCAGCATCTTGGGTACTTAACCCCAACGCTCGGATTGAAGCAGAAATACCCTCAAACAAATCCATCATCTCCTGTCCTGTGAGGTTGGTATTTTGAGCGGCGATCGCCATCTGAGAAAAGTTTTGTACAGCCGGTTCGACGGGTATAGAATACTTGTTAGCAATATCAGTGATTTTTTGTTGTTTTTCTTCCCCTAACTCTGAAGTTCCCTCAAGTGTTATAAATCGTTGCTTGATAGGCTCCTGTTGTAATAATGCTTGGTCTATTCGCTGTACAACCGGAGCAACTAAGCTACCGACTGCCAATGTTGCCATAGCAGGGGGGACTAAAGGCATAAATAGAGGAGCTGCGGCGATCGCGGGCATTAATTGAGGTGTAAATGTAGATGCCCCAGCCATTGCAAAGGTGACAATTTGACTCATTAAGTTACCGTCTAGTCCGGTTTTTTCACCTAAAGAAGTCCGAATTTTGCGCATAAAATTGTCATAATACTCGACAGTCCCTTCTCCCAAATTCTTCTCAGCGGTATCGCGTATTTTGTCAATTAACTTTGATTCATCAGCTCGTTTATAGATAGATTCCCCACCTTGTTTTGCAGCAAAAAACAGAGAAGACAATCCAACGGATTTTAGTAATCCTTTAATGCCACCTACCACCGGATTATCACCTAGTTGATTGTCGGCAATGTTATCTAATAAACGACTTGCAATAGAAGCTCGTCGATCCGTCCCAATCGTCTCTTTAATTGCGTTTTGTACTTCTTGGGTTACATTACCAGTGCCTATCTGATTACCTTGCTGATTAACGCCAAATCCTTGGGTAGCTCGTTTTTCCTGTTCATCATTATTCCTGCTACCAAAGAATCTTTTAACACGACTACTAAGTTTAGAGATAATGCCTTCATTGATGCTGACAACATCTTCAAATACCTGGTCGGCAACAGTTGTCATCACCTTATCTTTTTTGGCTTTTACGCTATCTCTGAATTGACGTTCTTTTAAAGCGATCGCATCTATAGACTTCTGATAACGTTCAAACTCCCGTAAACGCTGTTCCTTGACTTTAATTAGTTCATCTTGGGCACTACGATTTTGTGCAATAGCAATTTGCTCTTTCCTTGCAATATCACGCTGTTCTTTGGCTTCTTTTTGATTAACATTAGCCAGCAACCCATTGTAGCGAGTTTCAATAGCGGGGGATAAATCCTGGTATTGATTTAATTCAGTTTGACGATTTTGTTTAGCCGCATTACGACGACGATTAAACTGTTCACGGATGCGTTTTTGTGATTCCTGACTACGACCATCTAATGATCGCAACATGGCAACTTGTAATCCATTGTCAAGTTCATCATATTTTTTATTGATTTCATCACGGGCGATTTTATTGTTAGCATCAATCTCCCTCGATTCTGCTAACTCTTTATTCATTCGTTGGGTGATTTTAGCTCTTACAGCATTATATTTGGAGCTTACGTCATTACGTTGTGACCCGATATCACTAAGGCTAGATTCTAGCTGATCAGCCAACAATTGATTACTTTTATCAAAATCTTGCTGAACTTTATTGACAGCATCTTTTAATCCAACGCCATACCGTTCAAAAAACTTTTTATCAACTTTTGACTTAGCAGTTCTCAAAAACGCAATGTAATTATTGACATCGTTAGAGACTAAATCTAATCCGCCAATGGTCGTAATTTTATCCATCTTAGATAAAATCTGACCGCCATCATTTAGGCTTGTTTTTGGTATTTTGTTGCCATTGCCAGTAGGGACAGGAATATTATTTAATGTTGTAGGATTGTAGATCTTTGCAAATTGGTCTTCGGCAAATCCAATTCGCCCCGCTTCGTTTTTACCTAGAGCAAAAAGCTTAACTGAATTAGCAGTAATGGAGTCAATTTTTTGATTAACAAATTTAGCAGTCTTATCCCAATTCTTACGAATCCAGTCAGTGGGGCCAGGTGAACCTTCAGACATATTTTTTTGTAACGGATAGGCTTGTTTTTTAGCCGTTTCCGTCATCTCCCACATATCATCTTGTACAGCTTTCTTGGTTTTCTCCCAATTTTCTTCTATTTTTTTATTCTCATTTTTTGATGCCTTTATTTTAGTAATATCAGGCATTTCAACAGCGTCAGCATCAAGGGTTACGCCTTTAAATGCCGACTCATCCATTTTGTATTTTTTGACATCAAAACCAAATCCTTTACCTTGCTCTTCTAGTCGCTTAACTTGAGCTTTAAAAGCACTAGATAAAGAAGCAATATCACCCTTCATTCTGTCCAACGGGTCAATAGTTCCCCGCATTTTAGCTAAGAATTCAAACGTTACTTTTTGAGCTGCTTTATATTGTGATTCCCAGTCACTTTGAACAGTGGACTGAATGATAGGATCTAACTGTTTAAATTCAGCCGGCTTGAGTTGTTTTAAGCCTGGCAATGCTACCGATTGAGGCATAAAATCGCCTTGATTAGCCCGTTCAATTCCCGCAGCCTTTGGTAAATACTCTCCAATTAACTTACGTTGATTTGCAGGCAAGGTCGGCAAGTAAGCATCAAGATTCTGAGCTTTTTCAATCAACTTAGATACTTTACTAGATGCAACCTTACCTACACTCTCAATCTGTCTATAAAGTTTAGGCTGTTCTGTAGATGGGGCGATCGCCTCAGTGATTTTGTTTTGAGCTTTCTTAGCCCCCGCCTCACCCAATACCCGTAAACTTTGACCACCCAAGACAGCCGCACCGATTTCAGCCCCTCCACCCGTAACAAAACCGACTGCGGTTTGAATAGCAGACTGGAGATTACCAATGATGGCATTGGCTAATGGATTGCCCATAGCACTAGGTAGAACGCCGGTAATTTCTCGAACCAATCCGCTAATCGTTTGAACAAACCCCGCCTCTAACGGATTAACCCCACTGGCGATCGCATCCTTCACTAGATGGGTAATCAACTGTGCGATTTGATGTCCCCCTGGTAACTGAGAGATACCGGCAAAAGCCGCAGTCGGGATAGCAATTTTAGCAGTGGTTTGAATAGCACCTTTCGCTTTGTTGGGCATCCCCATCGGGTCTAGAGAAAACACACCTTGCTCGATTGCTTTCGCACCCTTGTACCCAGCTTGACCAATTCCTATTGCTCCCCTTACCCCTGCCTTGGCTGATTCGACTAATGTGGAGATAGCTTCTCCCTTTAAATCCCCAGCCGCCAACTTTCCCTTCTCCGCCATCAAACTAACGGATTGTTTCGGCTTAGTCAGGTAATCCATGACCGTTGGATTATCCGTAGTCCGTACAATGACATCACTATCAACTTTTGCCCCTTTTTGATATTCAATTAATCGGTCACGATACCCCTTCATTACAGGGTCATCACCGACATCACCGATTGTTTTTAGTTGGCTAGAAATATCGTTCTTGATTTGTCGAACTTGTTTATAGTCATTACTATTTACCGCTAAATCTAAACGACTAGACAGTTCACCGATTAACTTTTCAGCATCACGATACTGTTTTAACTTGGCTGATACTTGTCCAGAAACAGCATTTAAAGTAGCAGACAATTTGGCGATCGCATCAATCTGTAAATTGACTTGCTGCCCCATCGCAATTACTTCTGCATTGGATGGGATACCTTTAGCCCCAATCGTTTTATTTGATTCTCTTAAATTTTCCTTGATTGTTTTTGACTGTTGTTTTAAATCATCAATAACAGCCTTTTCTTTGTCTAAACCTTTTGACTTCGATACTGACTTGGAAACACTACCAAGTAAGTCATCAACATCATCCATCTGGGATTGATACTGTTTAATCCTTTCAGCTTCTTTTTTCTTAGCTTGTACATTCGGGAAAGCGTAACTGATCGTAGAGTCAGCCGCTTTTTTACCCATATCTTTTAAGTCAACATTTAAGTCTTGACTTAAAATAGACATAAAGCCTTCAGACAATTCTTTCGATATAGTCTGACCAAACCCTTCAAAAAAGCCCCTACCAATACCGGCTAATGGCGCAGTAGCAATATCTCCAAATTTATTAACTACTTTCTTTATTTCCCCGGTAAGCTTTTGTTCAACCTCATTAAATAAAGTCCCTGAACCGTAACCCTTGTCTTGACCCTGCCCCCCAGTACTACGATTAGACTGAGCACTATGATTATTTTTTTCACGCTCTTCTCTTAGCTCTTTTAATGATTCCTTGACTTCATCTACTTCAGATGTATCTACGCCAATAACAATAGGATTCTTTTTATAAAACTCTACGGTTTCCGATAAGTGATCCTGCTTAACATCCAAAAGCTTGTTTAAATCATGCAAAGCTTTGGCGTTTACTTTAGGATTAATTGCGCCTGCCCGTTCAATCCGAGACAATTTAGCCATTGCTTTATTGACGGCACTATCAATATCACGGCTCAATTGAGAGTCATCAGCAACTAATTCTAAAACCAAAGTCTCAAGATTCATATCTCACCTAATTAGCCTTCATTATTTATATTAAGACATTGATCCAAGTGCATCTGCTTATCCAAAAACATCACTGTTAATCCTTCCATTTCTATTTCTAATGGGCAGTCCCTTTCATAACAATCCACTGCTTGATCGACTAAATCACCAAAGTCATCTAATAAACATTTAACATACTTTGGATTGGTCTTTTCATCGCTCACGTTATTGCCGGAGTTATAACTTAAACCAATAGACCCCCCCAGTAAAAATCCTAAAATAAAGATAGTAGTGCCAACAAATAAACCCAACAAAAACGCCATTTTAACCTCTAATTGTTAATAATATTCTAATGATCGGACTCCCTAACGCTACTATCACAATCCCAGTTGTCCCCACTGAACCGATTGGTTTTGACCCATACACTAGTGAACCTTTATTCGGTACGTTAACAAACAAAACTGTCGCAGTATCTTTGGAAGAAAAAAACGCCCCTAGGGAATTAAATTTACCTGGGGTCGACACGGCGATCGCCTATCTAGAGGGACGCATTTCCGGCACCGCCCCCAGTGAGTTAACAGCTAATAATTTTTACGACATCAACATTACGTTACAAAATCAAATATTAGTCGCTAGATTTTATGTAGTAGCAACGCCATCAAGCCGCTTGGGACTTGATTCTGTATTTGGAAAGGCGATCAGCGGCTGGTTGGTCAAATAGACACTTGCTAATTTATAACATGTATGCCTATGATAGGTTATCATCTATCGCCTAGTGTTATGAAAAAAATAGATTTTAGCCCAAGGGATAACCGGATTATCGCCCTAGCCAAAAAAATTACTGAAATCTACAGTGTATCCGAGCTCGAAAAGTTAGCCCCCATTAGTCCTCAAACGATTATCCGATGGGCAGAGAGTGAACATCGCCCTAGTAAATCAGCGTCAAGTTCTCTCCCTATAATCATCGCCGTCAGTGACCAAGATTTTAATGATTATCTTGAAGGGAATATATCCCTAGAAGAATTGTGGGACAGGAAAGGAAGTGCTAAACGGATTCAGACTAAAACAGAAATTACCTTACAGACTGTTTTGAATGATGCCAAGATGTTGAGCACTATGGAGTTATTAAAATTAATCTCCAATTTGTTTTTGATTATTTCCCCTGGGGAATTAATTTATCCTACACAACCACCAATAAAATGTGTAGAGTTATCTGCCCAGGCTAAGTTACGGCTCAAAACACTATTAAACGTGTCCAACGCCTATAAAAATCAAACCATTCAATCCATAATTGAATCGGGAGCAGACAAAGCCTTAATCGAAGATATGGTCAAGGATTTTGAAAATGACTTCATTGAACCTGTTTATCAGACCTTATTGCCATTCCTTTGCTACGTAGAAAAATGGGTTGAGAATAATCCAATCCCAAACCCATCTAAGACTTTTACTTCTGTCACCGAATTAACCAATATCTTAAACGCTAGCTAATATTTTTTGTTTAGCTTTTTTGCGTATCTCATACAACTCCTCCCAACTAACTCCTAATTCAATCATAGCCATTAGGTCGTCTTCGCTTAATGCTTTATATTCAACGTCCGTTAACACTTTGGAACATTTAGCCGATAGGAGTTCTCCCTCGGCTTCATTGTCAAACATATCGAAAACGTCTACAGAATCTCCTTCCACACTATGCACAGCAGTTACAAACCTGTAACTATATTTACGAATATTTGACGGGGGTTTAATCGTCTTATCCCCTTGTATCTCTTCCTGTATCAAAGCTTTAATCCATCGGTAGGCATAGGAACTAAATTTGATTTCTTTGCCATCTACCACGGGTTCATACAGATAAAGCGCATAAATTAAACCGATATGACCTGCCTGGACTAAATCGTCTGGGCAGGAATGTTTATTGTACCGATGCTTCCGGTGAGCTTCACTGATAACCATTGCAGTGTTATGGTCAATCAACTTACCCATAGCCCGTTCTGCCCTGCGTATTTCCTTAGTAGTGGGGATGGTGTCACGGATAGCCTTAAGGTTTAATTTCTTCCATCCACCACGAAAACCATTTAAACCATTTTTTAGCTGAGAAGCCAGTGCCAACTTGAGGGGCATAAAGTCTTGCCAGAGTTGCAACTGTTCCGACTTGGTGAGACTCCGTAGATTGATTTTCTTAGCCATAATCCCCGTCGCCCGTAATGTTTTAAACATAACACAGTTTGATAGATGACCCCTATATTATGCCTGCAATCAGACATTATTTCAATCATTTTAATTAATGGTAATCATTTGTTTACAAAAAAAGACCCAGTAGGGTCTTGAGTTGGTTTGTGGATACTTGATTAAGGCTTTGACTTTTCAATTTGACGATGAACTGCCGCGATCGCTTTGCGGATTATTTCAGGCTGGGAACCGTCCGATTTTGCTGTAGCTTTGATATTGCAATCACAGTCAAGCCAAAGTTTAAATCGCCGCCATTGTTGAGGACTAGTCATTAGCGACTCCCTTCAATGATGTCCCAATCGTCAGCCATTACCCATTCCCCCGTGCTAGTTTGCATCATGCCAGCGTGAGGATTGCGTGCGGCTTTTAATTTTTCACAGTAAGCGATCATTTTGTCAGATTCTACAGATACTTTTTTCAGTATTGTTTCACCCCATTTGTTTGTTTCTGATTCAACAATCTCGCCACCGGCATCCAAGGCTATTTGGCAATGTTGATAATCAAAAAAGTTTCCGAGCATTTCAGACACAATGTAAAGATTTTTGTTAGCTTCGCTCAGTTCGCTGTAATAAAATTTGTTGCCGTCAACAATAACGTCTGCGCCGTAGCCCTTACCTGCAATGAATGTTAACTGAGTCATTTTAATTACCTCGTTTGTTTGCTTCAATAACATAGTTATAGCACGCTATTGTGTGACAGGTCAAGCCCATCCGCAAAATTAACCTCAAACCTATACACCGTAAGGATTCTAAAAAGTGTTGCATATACCTTAGAAACTTCAGGTATATGCAACAGTCGGTAAAAGCCCACAAAAAAGCCCTCAATAGGAGGGCATGGGATTAGAACTTCTTGGGTCTTTTGGGGACTTCCCTGATTCGCTTGTCTCTCTCTAAAGTCTCTTTGCGTTCCTTGTTGGCTGTATTGCGGTGGGCTTGCATAATGCGTTTATAGTCTGGGTCGTTCGGAGTGATAGGCATAGTGGTCAACGAATAATTTGTACAGGCATAGCAAGGAATAAAGCGTTACTGTCAGGACAGGTAATGATAACCGGCTGATTAGGTTGATTAATGTTGATTTTGAGTTGAGATGCGCTCAGGGCATTAATGCCAGCGTTAAGGTATTTTAAATTCAGTCCAATCTCAACCGGCTCCCCCGTTAGCTCACTAGGTAAACTCTCTACGCCTTGACCAATATCGAGAGTGTCACTGGCAACGGTTAGGCGATTAGCGTTAAAAGATAGCTTGACTAGATTGTTTTTTTGGTCACTGAAAGTGGCAACGCGAGATACAGCTTCTTTCAATTTGCCACTGTCCACGATGGCGACACGCTCAAACTGAACCGGAATTAATTGATCAACAGCAGGATAAGCTCCGTCTAAAATCCGACCGATAACGGTCAAATCGCCAGACCAAAACTTGACCTGACCATCGCCAATCAGCAGACTGATATCGCCTAAAAGATGTTTAGAGACGGTTGTGAGGACGTAGGCGGGAATTGTGACGTTTAGTTCATCTACACATCCATCAGACCAGTAACGACTTAATACGTGCCCATTGGTGGCGTTGAAATATAACCGTTCATTTTTGGTCTGTAAGTTAATGCCAGTCAATACTTGTTTGGTATCGTCGTCACTGGCAGAACTACTGACGGTATTGATTGCCGTCCGTAGGGTATCCCCTGACAGATTAATTACTTCCCCTGTCACTTCCGGCAAATCAGGATAATCATCAGCGCTCAAGGTATTAATCTTGTATTGACCCGTTTCGCTTTTAATTAGGAGCATTGACTCTTCTATTTCTAGAGTCAAATCCCCCGTCAACTTAGCGGCGATCGCCGTTAGCAGGGCATAGGGGATGCAGATAGAGCTATTGTCGTCTACGTTGTCAATATCGATGCGGTGAGTGATTGCCATCGACAGGTTGAATCCCGTCAACACAGCGTCATTATCTAGGGTAGTAAGTTTTACAGTGCCAAGAATAGGCTGGGTCGGCTTGCCACTGATAGCGCGCCCAACAATGGAGAGAGCATTACTGATGGTTTTGGCGTTAACAAAAAATTTCATAGTGTCCATAATGTTTGATTGCGTCTATCATAATAGTCAGCAAACAAATAAATAGGCAATCATGAAAGAGCGACCAATCTTATTTAGTAGCGAGATGGTTCGAGCCATCCTTGACGGGCGAAAAACCCAAACGCGACGGGTGGTTAATCCACAACCTGATATGGTAACCCGCAAAGGTGAGCCAGTTGCATTTAAGTCAATTGAACGGATCAATCCAGAAACAAGGGAGTTTGAAATACTAACCCATGTTCCAGGTGAACCAAACAAAAAGTATTGCCGACAAATTAAATGCCCTTTTGGTCAAGTCGGCGATCGCCTCTGGGTACGAGAAACGTGGGCAGATACCACATACTTTGACCCTAACGATGGGGGCTTTGTCTATAAGGCTACAGACCCAAATTGGGCAGATATGGAGGGATGGAAATGGAAACCATCAATCCATATGCCCCGTGAGGCATCCCGCTTAACCCTAGAGATCACTGGGGTACGGGTTGAACGGTTAAATAATATTTCTGAGGGAGATGCGATTGCCGAGGGGATTGAATCTATAGGGCGTGGTTGTTGGAAAGATTATCGACACCAAAACAACGCTCCGTGGTGTACATCCGTTTACTCTTTTAAGTCGCTATGGGACAGCATCAATAGCAAAAAACATCCTTGGGCGAACAATGACTGGGTTTGGGTAATTGAATTTAAAAAGTCAACAGTTGCGCATAATAGTTAACCGTGTTAACATTTAAGCAATCCATACGAGTCCCACTCCCCGCTCGTGGCTAAAAAAAGGGGAGTTTTTTTTGTGCATTTTTGGGGTCTAGCTTATAATGTTAAATAGCCCTTTCAAATGATGGATGATATGAAAACTTGCAAATTAGCACAAAATTGCCGTTTTTGTGGCAATGACAGAGGTTTAATCGTAGAAAGCAACAATATGCACCCAGCAAGAGTTAACTGTTCCGAATGCGGCAATTTTCACAAGTGGCTAAACAAAGCCCAAGTAGCCCAGGCGATTGAACTTGGTTTGTTTACAAACAAATGATGCTCGTTATAATATTTGATAGCCAGATAGGAGATTATCGATGGATTCACAGTTAACGCAACGGTCAGTAAGTCGCCAAGCTCAGATATTGGGCTACAAGGATGGAGACGTTATCAACGTCAGGGCGATCGCCGGTAAAGGTTTTGATGTAAAGGCAGATGGGTTATATCCCTTTGATGGGTATTTGACGGTAGGGACTTGGGAGTTTACCCGACTTAAGCCACAGTCTAAGGGTGGCGGGGTTAGCTTCGTTTCCAAGAATGGGATTGACTGTCTACTGAGAGAGAACTTGAAGGGTTATGGCATTTACCTAATCCCTAACAAAGGGGGACGTAAGGATGACCAAATAACCGAGGTTACATCGCTGTTTTATGAATGTGATGACATTGACAAGCTAGAGCAGTTTGACCGTACAAAGCGGTTGGCGTTGAACCCTTCGATGATTGTCGAGACTCGAAATAGTTTGCACGTTTATTACACTTTGGCTGATGGCGATCGCCAAGTTGAAGGATGGCGGAAAAATCAACAGCGATTGATTCAGTTGATGGAGTCTGACCGCTCAGTCCATAACGAATCACGGCTAATGCGGCTAGCTGGATTCTTTCACCAGAAAAAGGGTGAAATGCCTTTGCTGGTTGACATTGTGCAGGATAACAGCAATCGTTATACACTGGCTGATTTTGACCGTTTATTGCCTTCGTGGGATGAAAAGCAATGGTCTGACAGTAAAGGTCATGACATTGATTGGCAAGAACAGGTAGAGGCGTTTAAAGCCAAGAAACGGGTGTTAGTACCTAATGATGAAGCTTTCCCTTTGGAGATTTGTTTACCCCATAAAGACCGTGAGTTGATCAAGTCTGGGGCGGCAGTAGGAGAGGGAAATACATTGGGATTCAAACTGGCTTGCAATCTGATTGCAACAGAAGACTTTTTGAGAAGTGCAGGATATCAATTCATAGGGGATGCGGAAACTTTATTCCGTGAATTTGCTTATAATTCAGAGTCCTACAAAACAGAGCAAGGGATACAAAGACCGTGGAATAGTGCGCTTAAAAGACGTCCTACTCCTACGTTAACGCCTCAAATGATTGAGAATTGTATAAACGCATGGCGGGTAAAAACAGGTAAGCATGACTGGTTTGAATCTAGCGTAGATAAGGTTGTCAAATCAGCTAAGGGGGTTAAAGATAATGGTCACGAAGCATTCTTAAACCTAACAACTAAAATCTTTGGTGGTAAAACAGGCTTAGCCCGTCACGCTAAACGGATAGCCGCTGGTTTAATAAAGTCCACGGTTAATCACTTTTATGAGCCAGGATTTGGGGCAAAGATGTATGAAGAATTAGCCCGTCAAGGTCACAAATGGATATTAGATATAAGTGGTACGGGATGCGGTAAAACCTTTACAGTGTCATTGCTTAATAAAGCCGCGATGTTCTTACAACCCGATGAAGGTGATGAAGTATTGACCCGTTTATTCTATATGCCACCGTCCTATCGGAACCCTACTAATGCCAAGATTGAAGAGGAATGGCATGAGACAGCGGCAAGAAACAATGGATTGTATTTAAACTATTCAAAACAAACTGAGTTAGGTAATCCCTATCGGGAAAGTTTGAAGGATTTGGGTGAAGTTGATGACCACGAAAGAACCCAGTCGAACTGCCATAAAGCAGAGATATTCCACAAGCATTATGCGGCGGGGCGATCTACTGAGGGACTTTGTAAAACCTGTGATGTACGGGAAAAATGTGCAGTTAAAAAAGGTGATGGATTTGGGTATATTTCTGAGGTCAAAAAGTGGGTTACTCAAGATAAAATCCGAACTTCTTACCAATGGTTAGACAAAGAAAAAGTTTCGATTTGTTCTACCGGCTTACTTTTTGACGAGGCGGGGCAAGTGGGATGGTCACATCAGATTACAGTGGAGCTTGGCTACATTGACAAGTTAATGAACAAAATACGCCGGGTAGATTCCAAACTACACCGTCGATTAATCGATTTGCAGTATGCGATCGCCGACTTAGTGGACTCTGAAGAATACCCCCGCCATGGCTATAACAAACATCAAGTCATGAAGGCTCTCAATGTCGATAAATCGTTAGAGTCTGATTTGGAGAAGATTTTAGAGATTGAGTTAGACGGGCGGGATAATGAGAGTGAAGATGTTGACCCAATCTTTCTCTATGACCTATTGCGGGTAGCTTTAGGGTTAATCCCAGGGTCGTTAAGCTTAAGTAAAAACACCTTGACAATTCAGATTAAAAACGACCGTTTAATCCAAGCTTGTCATGCGGCTAAATTTGTTATCTGCCAGGATGCCACATGGTCAGCTTCCATGATGGCGATGGCTTTAGGGATTAAAGAAAGTGACATTGTTGTCATTGCACAGCGTCAGGAAATCCCTACCAATTTAGTGATTGAACACTGGAAAGGGGCGGGTTTATTGGGGAATACTCGCAGTGAATCGATGCAAAAATTAACTCGTGCTATCCGTGAACAGTTGATGATGATGTATCCCGAAATAGGGTTTATCGACTGGAAACAACACGGGATGTCTAGTGACCTAATCCACTTTGGGGATAGCCGGGGTAGTAATGCCTACAAAGAAAAAAGCGTCGTTGCCAGTATCGGTCTGTGTCGCCCTAACATGACAGCAGTTTTGCTTGAGTATGAGGTTATGTCAGGTCGCACCATTGAAAACTTTGAAGACGAGGGATTCAGAGAATACTATGGTCATGCGATCGCAGCTAACTTGATTCAGGAAATAGGACGGTTACGGGCTAATCGCCGCCCCGGGGAAGAGCTTAAATTTATTCTTATTGGTGATGGCGACATTCAATTTCTAGAGGATTTGGGTTTTGACCTAGTGGAGTGCGACGCCGCTACCAAATTAGAAGGGGTAGAATTAGGGGCAGTAGGGGCTAAAGCTCGTTATCTAAACTTTGGGATGCGTATTTGTCGCCTAATCCCTAAAGGGGAATGGCGAAAAATGTCGCTACGCAAAGCCGCTGAGTTTTTAGACCGTGCAGGGTCATCCGTTAGCCGTTGGGTGAGGCGCTGGTTTGGTGTTGAGGGGGATGGCAATGGTATTGCCTTCCAACGGTTTAAAGAATTGGTCTACGCCGCCATCTATGGCGGGAAGACTGACGGATTTAGTGAGGCGGAAGAAACCAACATCGCCTGCCTAGGGGAAATGCTGAAAAAAGCTAAGTTCTGTGGACAGGAACTTGGGAACGAACTAAATCTTTTAATTGAATCATGCACATGGCGTGTCTTTTTGGAATCCGTACGAAGACTAGGTGATGATTACGGCATCAAACTACTTGCCCGTATATTTGACGTGGCTATTAATGCTCAAGGTCATTTCTAATATAGAAACAGTAAACTATTTGAAAAGCACTTTATGGACTATTTTTTGGGCTTTACCTCGTTTTATGAGATGCGCGATGATGGTAACTGGTATGGATACGCCTGTAGCAAAAACGCCAAACTAGCAGAGCAAAAGTCTAATACCTTGTTATTGTTGTGCAATAAAATTAAGTATAAAATCATTTGTCACCATTGTCAGTCTGATATGGGGGCAAGTTATGTAATTAATCAACGGGGCATAATTACTTTTTCCAACTTAGCCTGTGAGAACTTTTTAGATGTAATCAACGCCGCAACTATTGATTATGAAACTTCCAGTGCTTTGTTTTTTGACGGGGAGTTTGACGACAAAAAAGCACAGTATCGCATTAATGTAAAATGGTTTGGAGAGTATGCTTTATGCAAAATTATTGGCGTTTACGTGGAACCGAACTTGCTGGTCATAAGCTAAACTTTTTGCAAACCTGTTCATAGATTAAATCGCCATGTTCAGGGTTTTGCTCAAAACAATAATCTAATATTTTAGAATGCCAACGGATATAAGTCTTCACTTCATCGGTATCCACACTGCCCACAATTGATTTAGCTGTAACCGTTGGTTTTGATTGAGAGGCGGGGAATTTTTCGACTTTAACAAATTCCCCATCCTCATTCATAAGAGAAGTGATGTTATAGAAGTTTCCATTCTTAGTCACCATCACCATTTGCCCCCCGTTCAAGGGTGACAAAAGAGGGTCATTTTCGCTACCATAAACGACAATCTCACTGTTATCTTCTAACACCAAAGTCATTCTAAGCCCTGGTAGATTGTCTTTTTTGCGGGTATAAACTTGTGCAGGTTCTTTGACGGTAGCGAGTTTTTCTGACATGACTAAATTAAGATAACAATAAAGCTATATTAAAATCTATGTCTGAACTTAAAATATATCAAAATCGTCCTTATCCCACCGAACCGATGCTTAATGTATCGGTAGAATGGGTGACACAAATTACGGAGAATCGAAGTGGAAAAGAGAATAGAATCCCTAAAATAACCGAGCCACAATATACCATTGAAGGGTCTGATTTTGCTTTAAGAGATGATGATTATGATGTATTTGTTGACGCATTTATTAACGCTGAGGGTAAAAATAATGCTTTTCCTTTTAAGTGTCCTTTAGACTATTATTGTGCCAAGGATATAGAAAGCTATGATGATGGCAGTTTTCAGCGAGGTATTCTTTTTCAGATTGATAGCCTAAACTATCAAATTGTTAAACAGTATTCAGTCGGTGGCGTTAATACCTATAAAACCATTACATTGCCTGTTGATGGCACAATTCATGTTTACCAAGATGACGTTGAAGTATTCCCCACAGTCAATCTTTCTACTGGTGTAGTCGCCTTTGCGAGTATCCCTACAGGTAGCCTAAAAGTGGAATGTGAGTTTAGATTGCCAATGCGATTTGATGTGGATGATAACCAGTTAAACCAAATTAAAAGAGCCGTCAATTCTATTTATTCTGCCAACGATACCAGCATCTATTTAGCCGTTAACTTTCGATTAGTTGAAGATATGAATTACATTCGTATCTCCCCTATTTTTTCTCCTTTTAATTCAAAAGACTGGAAAGGGAACGTTAATTATATTTTTGATGGTAATCCCTTAAGTGATGTTGCCTATTCGGAGAGATCACTAACCCGTATTCAATCGTCAGATAATAAGCGGGAATTGCGAGATGGCTTAGGGGTTATTCGTAGCAAAATGGCGATCGCCAATAATAATATGAACTGGAATGCTACTCAAAAGTATTTTAATTTATTTATGGCTTGCAAAGGTCGTTTGTTGCCGTTTACGTTTGAAGATAAATTAGTTCGGTTAGATAGTGATATTTTTAACGTTTCAATGGTTGGTTATAGTAATGTAAAATTACTTCCCTCTACCACACTCACATGGACTCTTACTCTACGATACAAAGACAACGCATCTGACCCATTCACAAATTTACTTTTAACCTTTAATGCTTTATCGGTTGAATCTATTTTGTTAGGAGAACTGAATAACTTATCTAACGGTATAGGTACTTCTGGCTTTCCCTCAATAAATTACGTCGCACAAACCACAGGGGGAGAAACACTTTATGTTCAAGTTTCAATTATAGATGCTAATAATAATATTCGGTATTTAAGTAGTAGCAATTTGATCGAACCCACCGATATAGAGTCAGGCAGCAATCCTAAAAGTGGATGGGTGACTGTAGGAAATCCATCTGGCGGGGGTGGTGGTAACTTGCGACTGTTTGAGTTTGTAAGTCTGGTTCAGAATTAAGCAACTGAAGAATAACACCGCATCAATAATACTTTTCCTGCAAAGTTTCCTACTGGCAAATACCAAGGACTGCCATTGTCAGGGAATACAGATCCTTGAATTTTAACTGGCTTAAGATAAGTGTAAGTGCCAACACCTAACAACATATTGGGTACACGTCCTATAACTGGAAAACCTAAAGTAGAGTTATTGTCATAAACCCACATATCAGTTGCCCATTGACTGCCTGGGGTTTGTCCATCCGAGCATGATATAGTATAAGCTGCCCTACCTGTTTGCAATATTGCTTTTGCTGCCGAGGCTATGTAATGTTGGGACGACAATGTCAGACTTGCATTGCCTACATAACTCGTTGACAACAAAAATGATCTTGTTATCGGCTCGCTATTGTAATAACTAAAGTTTGTATTGACGTTCAACAGTATTCCCGCGTAATTAAAATGCCACCAAATATTGCTTGTCCCTTTTTCTGCTTGAAAAAATATAATACCTAACGAGTTGTTAGTGCTAACACACGAAAATTCACACTCATATCTAGTGGCTGTAAAATTATTTACAGGATTATTAACGGTATTTGTAACAATCGCATTTGTTGAGCTGTCTGAATTTGTTCCTATGTACCCGCCATTGTTGTAAAGTCTACTGCCAGTTCCGGTGTTACCGGGATTGGCAGCATTAAGCCCAAAATATCTAAAGATATAACGATCGTCAATTGTATCGCCTGTATTTGCCCCAAAAGTGAAGGCAAAATTATCAGAGGAATTCCATAAGCTACCGGGAGGATTTCTATACCTAAGTCCAGAGTCAATAAGGTACTGGTTAAATTCGGAAGACATCGTAGATCTAGTTACACTAGATTTTAGGAAATTGGTAGTTGGGTAATTGATGTCATGATTAGCCCAGATACAATCGCCAAGGTACTTGTTTCCTGCTTCATCTGTAATTGTTGGCATATAATTAAGGTGGTGTTAAAAAACTGTAATCGGGAGTAGTTTGGGGACAGTAATTAGTAACAGTAAAAGATGGTGTGATTGTGAAAGTAATAGACTGATTTGGAGTAGCTTGAGGGCAGTAATTAGTAGCAGTAAAAGATGGTGTGATTGTGTAGTTAATTGTATAGTCTGGTATTGTTTGCGGACAATAGAATAGACCGGGGGGAATATCGTCATTAATAAAAAATAAAAACATTAGGTTAACGGCAAAGTCGCCCCCAGTGTAAATTGTAATTTGTTGGGAGTAGACACCGCGCTAATAACCAACGTCACATCTTGCCCCACCGATGCAACACTAGCCCCTGATGCCGTTGGATTTTGAGGGGTTGAATTAACATTTAGGTTTGTTAATCCTGTCACGTTTACGCCGTTAATTTGGATGGATAGAGTGCAAGTGCCTGACGTTGTTTTTAACCCCCTTAATTCGTTGATTGTGGTGGTAGTTGTTGCGGTGAAAAGATAAATTGTGCTAACCGTTGGAGTTGTTGAATTGTAAGATCCAAAAGTTTTAACGGTGGTGGGCTGTGTTGGTATGGTGGGGAATGTTTGTAAACTCCCATCCCCCCGCAAATACTGGCTAGTTGTGCCTGTGGGGTTATTAAATTTACTATTTAATGCCGTTTGCAAATCAGTTTGATCAGCCAACGTCCCCCCAATATCTCCCCAGTCAACCGCTGAAGTGATAATCACAAAATCAGTTAACGATTGCCCTGTGCCGGTGGGGTTGGTAACGGTGACTTTTCCTGTTGTAGTTCCACTACCAATCGCCCCATTGATAACCCCATCAGAAACGACAGTAAAACTATCGACAGAAATGCCGTTAATTGCTGCGGTGGTAGCTGACGTAAAACCTGAACCATAAATCGTAATTTCACGACCTATTCCCCCTTGTGTTGGGCTAAACCCCAACACAGTAGGAACGGGATTGCTAAGTATAGGAGATAAAACATCAGTAAAAACATAGCCCCGCCCATACTCCGTTGATAATTGGTATAAGTCGATATTAAGAGTTGACTGAGTAACACCAAAATCTATTACCTGTTCACTAGCTAAGTACTTAACTGTCGCCTCACTACTAGACAATGTTCTAACAATATCAACGCCATCATAAATATCAATATCAAATGATTGGGGTGTTAACGATCCCGCCCCGGTATTATTAGCAGTCCAGTTAATGGTTATATTGCCCGCGCTATCTTTGGTTGACGTTACATTGCTAACGGTATAGGGCTTAAAGTAAATGCCCTCTACAACATGAGAAACTACTGTAGTCACCGACGCTAAATCAAGATTAGATGGCACTACTTTTAAATCAATAGTCTGTCCTACCGTATCGGCATTGATGGGCAATAACAATAATTCTCCAATCCCACCGTTAGCTAAATAAACTGATTCGCCATCGCTATGACTAACGGGAATTGTACCATTAACGCCCCTTTGTAAATAACTTAATTCGTAAGTATTGCCACTGACTAAATTGACATCTCTGGCGACTATTTGTTCCGAACCAATCAACAGGATAATTTCTTTATTGTCAAACTCATTCTGGGTTAATTGGTCTAGTGTCCCCTTGCTCAATACCACAGTGGCAGTATTAGTTATATCTAGTCCCGTAGCTAACGGTAAAGTACCCGATAAACTACCCTGAGTAGTGGGATTGATAACGGACACTACAGGCTCATAATTCCCGCCATTAATACGAGCATAAATTACATTCTGTCCGAACCTATCGCCATCGCCACTAATAGCCGCATAAATGCAAGAAACATCGCCTACACTAATCCGATTAGTCTCTACAACTTCAATGGTGACATTGCCATAATTAGGCTGTTCTGATTCGGGGTTATAGGTGTTGACGGTATAGTCAGGCTCTGCCAAGTAAATAATAGTTAAATCATCGCCTGTAGTGATGCTAGAACCACCGATAATCGTTATCTGTCCTGTTGATAGGTTAACGGTATAATCAACGCCTTGCACGTAGGTTGTAGCCCCGTCTGCACTTGTTACCGTGGGGGGGTTGATGATGTTAGGGGTTAACTGAATAACCCCGCCATTGTAGGCAACATTGGTCTGGCTGCTTACCCCTAATTGAGCAGTAAATACTTGTCCGTTAAACTCATAAACCTCAACCTCAGCGACTAGATTGCTGCCTACAACAATCGACGCGATTTGAAAGGGTATCGCACTTGTTCCCTCACTAAGAGGAAAACTATATCTAAAAGCTTCTGTTAATGTGACCGCATCTTCTGGCAATAAATTAATCGTGAATCGTCTAGCCTGTGCCCATGCAAATTCTAAATATTTCCACACCCACCATTTAGCTTCATCTGGCATTAAAAACAATGCTGAGCTAATACTCTTAGGATTGTAATGTTTTGCTAACGGATAAATTTTAGTCTCGTTATCACTGTTGAAATCATCACTCAGGTTAGTAAATGACAATGTAACTGACGATGGTAGTTCAGACTCATCAGGCATGATTTCAGAGTAAGGATCGCCCGGTTCACTCCCATATTCAACAGCTCCTAAATCGCCCCAACTGCCAGCGGTGACAGTTTGCACTTCACCTGGCCCATTGAAAACAATTGCCCCGTCATCGTCTAAATAAGTCAGCAAGAAATGACGTTGAACTAACTCATTGATAAAGTCTGCTGCTGTTCCCCCATCCTGTTTAAAGATGGCATTTATCCGAGGGTACTGGTCTACGATATTGTCACATTTAATATCAACCCCACGGACTAATCCAACAGTTTCAGCGACTTCATAAATGACCTGATCAATCCGGTTACAGATGCCACTTTCCCGCTTAACAATAACGTCAATATTTGATGGTAATTCCCCGCCAAATTCGTCTAAGGGAAGGTCGGTTACAACGGCATAAACGAGATGTCTAAAGTTGCGATCGCCGTTTTGATTGCCTTCGTAATTTTGAATAGTCGGGTCTATATTTTGGTTACTTGCTCCGGTATAGATTTTGATGTAATTCTCTAATTTGTAATCATTATCAGCGATGGTTCCATCTAACTGACCATCACGATTAAACCAAATCTTATCGTTAAACTTAATCTGTCTAACATCTATTTCCGCCGCCCCATCACAGATAGCAAAGGCAAAAGTCCCAAAATATTTATAGGTTGTTGTTTGATTGGTGGTTGTTGAACTTTTAGCCCCAATCCCAAATATCCCGCCTGTTCTAGTCGTTTGTGTATCTACACTAATCGTTACCTCTTCTCTACGTTGGGGAGCCCAAAAGATGGGACAACCTTGTATTTGTACCCTGCCATAAACTTTAGAGAGAGTCCACCCCGCCCCCGTTTTACGTGTCGATACGTTTTCAAGTTTACCGACTACCTGTTCATTAAAAGTATTCTTTGTTGGGGTTAACGCCCCCGACAAAGCCGATGTGCCAATACTTACCGCCGCCCCAATTGCCGCTGTTGCCATAAACAAAAACCCTCTTAAAATATATTTTAAATTTGGTGATATTTATGATTGATTTTCAACTAAAAGACTGCATTGAAGGAATGTCTGAATATCCAGAAAATTACTTTAATTTAGCGATAGTTGATCCGCCATACGGACTAGATAAAAAGCTAAAAGGGGGCAATACTGGATTTAGCGGGACTAGCTTAAATAATCTAGTAGAAAAGAAATGGGATGTCTTGCCAGATAAAAAATTCTTCGATGAACTTTTCAGGGTAAGCAAAAATCAAATTATATGGGGAGCCAATTATTTTATTGAATATCTTAGGAATACTCAGTGTGTTATTTATTGGGATAAAATGAATGGAACTAATTCATTGTCTGATTTTGAATTAGCATGGACTTCTTTTAATAGAGGCTCTAAAAGATTTTGTATGCACCATTTCTCTAAGGGATATGATAAAAAAATTCATCCCACTCAAAAGCCAGTCAATCTTTATAAATGGCTATTGTCTAATTTTGCAAAAAAAGGCGATTTAATATTAGATACTCACGTTGGAAGTGCTAGTAGTTTAATAGCCTGTAAAGACATGGGATTTGATTGTGTTGGTTTTGAAATAGACGAAGAATATTTTAGTATCGCAAATCAAAGACTAAAAGATTTTGAATCACAATTAAACTTATTTGATTTAATGGACAAGTAATTCCCGCCAATTGCAGACGGGATGATTGTTTTGATTAATCTTGGTAAGCACCCAGGATAAGCTGATCTACTGCTGATTTAATAGCCGATGATTCGTCTTCTATTGCTTGCCAAATGCCTTTTTTCTTTAGCTTGTCAATATGCTTTTTAATTTTAGAAAAAAGTAGTTGACTGGTTTTGCGGCTGTCGGCATACAAAGGAATTTGTATGGTTAAGATTACGCTACCTAAGTCAATTTTGAAATCGTAATCGTCTATTGACGTGGACAATGAAAAGTCAAAAACTGTATTCATGGTTGATTGTGTTACCCGCCCAATATAGAGCGGGTGATAGGTTTGCAAATGTTTGATTTAACTAGCTAATACTTTTAAAATCAAATAAGTAATTGCCGTTAGGGTCTGTCAGCTTAGTAAATTCAACACCGCAATAAGCCTCTAGAACTTTGACAGGATTAAATGACGCATAGAACCAGTTACCAGCACCATCTTTGTGCATTTCAGAGCCTTTCAGTAAGATTCCTTTTTCAACCATTGAGGCAATTGTTTTATCGGAAATCTTAAAGTCAATGTCACCGTCTTGATCCATCTCTAATTCATCGCCAGTGTTCCATTCAGACTTCCATTCTTGAATGATCCAATCAATCACGTTTTGTTCTGCCTTTGTCAGTTTAAGTTTCATAATTCCCTCAATAGTGATAATGATTTACAAGCAACCTATGCGATGTAATAACTGTAGCTATCATAAACGCCATCACCACTCCAAAGTAAAGCCTGAATCATTTGGGATTTATTCATTGTTCCTTTTCTATAACCTGTTTTGTAGAACGGTAGGTTACTTTCTTTAAATACCAGTTTCCGCCATTTGTTGTTTTGCATAAGTCCATCGATATTTCCTCTTACAAATTGCCATTTTTTACAAACTTGCCAATATTTTTCATCGCTTTCCCATTTTGCATTTTCTATTTCTCGATTCATCATCTCCAATATTTCTGTCTTATTTAAAGGTACTTGGGAAACTTGCTGTTTGACCAGCGAAATATTTTCATATTTACAAAGTTGTGCTAAGCGTGAACGCTTCATCCGAGACAAGTTGAACTCAAGAATAGTGTATTGAGTTTGGTAGATAGCAGTAACCAAGTCACCGTGGAATATAACATCGACGACGATATATCCCTTGGCGACGTTGTGAGCTTCTTTATTCCATTGCTCTTTAGTGACGGTAACTGCTTTAAAGTTGGCGTGAAATTTCATGACTGTTACCTCTGCTTGTTTGCTTAACTGATATACAGTTTAGCACGCTATTTAGTGACCTGTCAACATAAAAAGTGAACTATTCCCGAAACCCTTACTGTATATAGCTTTAAGCCACTGTTGCATATATCTAAGGATATCCAGGGTACTACAACATTCGGGAAATGCTCAATAAAAAAGCCCCCGTAGGGGCGTAGCGTGAATAGCAAGACAAAACAATGGCGTAAGAATATCTTAAGCAGGGATGGGTAGACCAGCGAGTTTACAGCTAGCGGCGATCGCCAATTTGACACTGGCAGATTCTGCACTGTAGATAGTGGTTTTGAGATAGGGGGCTTGAAATTCGAGCGTTACAGACGGACGACGGATTTCATTGATAGGATTAGCATCGGCAGTTACGTCAATTAATGCAACACCAAAACTATACTCATACTCGCCACCACCACCAGGGACGGCGATCGCTGCGTTAACCGTACCGTTGTAACCTGCTTTATTTTGAGCCGCCGGTAAGGCGTGGTAATAATAGCCGCGGTCTTCAGGAGCAACGATAAGGGGAATGGCGGGAGCAAACTTACGGGATACCCGTTCCATCGCGCCCTGCTCACCATAAGCGTGGGTTTTAGCGTCTACTTTACCGACTTCCTCATTATTGGGAACGTCAGTAGTGGGTAGGGTAATCAATCCGTAGGTGGTAGCCGTAGCAGCATCAGCAACAGCATCAGCGGCGGGTTGGATAGCTAAACTGGTAGCGGTGGTAGCAATCAATTTAGATTCAGCGGCAACAATAAAGTCAGAATCAAAATAAAGATAAGTCCCTTTTTCAATCCAACATGCGACATTGGCAGTCAAAGAAGCAGTTACCGCATTAGCCGTTACAGCAGCTTCAGTGGTAATTGTATATTCAGTGGGAGTAGCCGCGGTTAAAGCGTGAATTTTAACCAAAGTGCCAACGGTAGAGACGCCTAATCGCGTATCGCCACCTTGGGCAGTTAAAGAATAATCAACAGGCATAATTTTCTCCTATAGCTATAGTTATAAGCCTTTACGAATAATTATAAGAATCTAACTTTCTTCTTAATTCATGTATTTTAAAATTTAAATTCCACTGGGGGAAATTGCCGATATTAGGACTAGCTTGGATGAACAAATAATTCAATGCCATGAACTCTCCCGACCTTTCTAACAACATCACAGCGTTATGTCCATTACTGCCTGACCTTTGAATTAATGACAATCTATAAAGCTTTTCACTATAAATATCATTGGTAGACAATGCCATTATATTTTTAGCTTGGGGATAATTTAAAACACATTCTAATCCCTCCACAGATTCCACTTGGGGCGTAATGCCAAAATTAAAGGCAGTATTACTAAACCCGCCTTTGTAGTTATATTTGCCAACTAACCCATAACTATTCACGCTACCGTTAGAGTTCCGTCTAACGCCTAAGATTGTTTCAATTAAAGTCTTTAAATCGATGGGATTCATGTTATTGTCTCAACTTTTCTTTGGTAGGGAAAAAGTGCGCGCCGTCACTAATACCGCCAAAATTAGCTTCATTATTATAACGGTACTTACACATAATCATAGACCCATCACAACCGGGGATTAATTGAAGTGTATCCCCTACATTTACGGCATAAGGGGGAGTGTTTAAAAGTTGAACACCAACCGCACCACCGCCGGGATTGTAAACGAAATTAATGGGTAATCTATATCCTGCATTATTGCCAGTCAAATACTGAACATAACCGCTACCATTGCCCCAATTGTAAACACTAACGTTATCACCAAAGCCTGGAAAGTTAGTGGCATCAATGGTAAATCTAATGGCATTTTCAACACCTATTACCTCACCATCAGTAGTCGCATCGGCAATATCAAAACCACAGCGAGGGTCTTCTAATCGTTTAGCCCATCGGCAAGTCCTAGATAGTGATTGAAACACAGACTGTTGCAAAATATCAGCGTTCGTCCTGACTGTAATCTCCCAAGTCTGATCGGTCTTTTTGACCTGTCCCCACTTCCCCACAGTCAATGTTTTAATCGCCGCGCCTGTAATAAAATCAACGATAAATACTTTTACTTTGGCTCCGCTATACTTTCCCGCCCGTAAATCTAAATCACTCAATCTTTCATTATCAATCAAACCCTTGATGTCTAGATTATTAGACTCGATCGCCGCTGATTTTTTGACGCTAGACGGACTAACTGAGGCTTGGGGATAACAAACTACGCCGCTAGTAATTTGACGGTCTAAAGCGGTAAATCCTACCGTTTCTAGGTCAGTTTCAACCGTCACGCATTGAGTCCATGTTTTAACTTCATCACTGGCATTATTAAGCACTTGAATCATGCTTAAACCACTAACTTCAAACACAGGACGGCTAACAATGGTCATACCATAAACCCGCAACTATAGTTAACAGTTAATAGGCGTTTTAGTCTCACGCCATAAATATTAGACTGAAAATCTTCAGGGGAAATAGAGCTAACGCCATATTCAATTACATCATTCAATGATTCAATCTTTTTAACATTGCCTGACATAAATTGATTTAAAGGCTTAGCACGCTCAATTTCATAGGCTATTCGTAAAGCTAGACATTGCTCACTGGTAATAGCGTCAGTAATGCCGCTGTAATTGCAAGTTTCAATGCCAATCTGTTCAATTAATAACTCTAGGGCTTCCTCAGTGATTCTGCCCGTAAACTCTGGGAACTTTTCTAAAAAACTATCAACGGTTAGTGACATGGCTTTATTTTAATCAACAAATGCTATATTAAAACCCCCAATTAAGGGGGTCAAAACACTACTGGGGTAGGTCTAGCATAATCGGACTGACTGGCTTTTTTCTAGTAGTCCGTTTCACTGTTTCAGGATTTTCATCGCTATCAATAAAAACCCCTAACTCAATAAGCTTACTGTAATCAGGATGGGCTTTAATGGCAGATTCTTGAGCTTCGCTTAACTCATTAAGCCCTGCTTTTAAAGTAACTTTACCCATCCGAAATACATTCGACTTACCTAGTGGATTGTAGGCAGGTTTGTAGACTAATTGCATAATCTACCTCCTAGATGCCGACGGATAATTTGGGTACGAAGCGATACTCAAATTGATCGGGATAATCCATACGGACTTGACCAATGTCTTTTAGAAAGACTTGGGTATAAGTGCCCATGGAATAATCCAAGGGAATTTGGCGGGGATTGTTATAGGAACGGCTAGCTACCATATCATTAATGGGAGCAACCATTACTAAATCTTTGTTAGTGCCAGCGGATTGAAGTCCGTACGCCACTAACACTTCAGACTTACACTCTTCTAATGCAATGAAACCCCGTAGAGTACCACCACCAGCCGGGCCAAGGTTAGCCAGAATAGAACTGGTTACAGTAACAGAAGTATTGGGCAGAAACTGAGTAGCCCAATAGTTGATCAGGCGACGGGGGGCGACAATAACCGCTACTTGAGCGACGTTATTAGTCCGGTCTGGTAGTCCCGTGTAACAATCATTCAAAAAGGCGACAGAGTCTAAAGCGTCAGTACCCGAATTAGTGGGGTCATAGCTAGAGTTTTCACTGGGAACATCGGGATTGTTAAAAAACCCAGTGATGCCCAACGCCGCGTTACCAGCAAGGATGAACTTTTGCTCCGCCTCTGCAAATACGCGGGGGACAAAGCTAGAACGACGGGTGACGATATCACGGGGCGTAGAACGATTAGAACTGGCATAACCAGCCTGTTCTAGCTCTACATGATTCCATTGAACACCAGTCGCAAAGGTAACAACACGATAGCCTTGTTCATCTTCAGTGAAGTTAATCAAGGGGATATCTTTGGAGTCTTTGGAGTAAATCAAAGCCTCACCAGCTTGCTCCATTAACTCTTTAGATTCGTACTGAACACCAACGGGTAAATCAGCAGCGGCGGGTACTAACGCCCCGTCAGCAATGGGTAACTCAGGCATCGGACGCATTAAAACGCCAGGTAGTTTGCGCTCTAATTCCCGATTTAAAATATTGCGAAAATCAGTCATTTTTAGCCCTCCTATAGGTCAATTTCAACACGAACTAACTGACCGGCTACTGCGTCAGATAACAGCTTTAATCCGGCAATCAAATCAGCTTTACTGGTATCTGCATTAGCTCGAATTCGTCCTAATGCCTCGTTAGCGCCGGGAGTACTATTGGCAGTATGGCGGAAATAAATAGCGGATCCTTTGGTGATGTTGGTTTCTGGCAACATCCAAATAATGGCTTTTTTAGCTAAGGTCAAGGGGTAGTCAGGGGGCGTACCAGGATTACCTGAAAACTGACTGTTAGCCTCATAATGTGCCAAGGCAATAGAAACACCCGCAACAGTTTGGCTAGCAGTGGATGGTAAACCCTGACCGCCAGACTTATTAACAACTACGCGACCAAAAGGAATCGACGTAGTGTCAGCATTGATGAACCCTTCTAAAGTTCCCCGCAAATCAAAGTTAGTGGTAGACCCAGCGGGTGCGCCCTCATAACCTTTGGGAGAAAAATAGGAATAATTTGTGAGCGAAATATCAGAAGTCATTGTTAGTTACCCCCAAAAATAGAGTAGGCATTTTTGGCAATTCGTTCATTGTGGGACGCAAAAGCTTTAGCTAAAGCATCGCCACTTGCTTCGGCATCTTGGGTATTAACCAAAATATCCTGGGCAGGGGAAGTTTTAGCGGAGTTAGACTGTTGCAAACCAGCGTAAAACGCATCAACATAGTCATCGGATTTATCCGACAGGTCTAAGCCCTTTTGAGCTTTAATCGCAGCCCGTTTCAAGTCAGCAACGGACAACCCAAATACAGCGTCACCGCTATCATTAAGCATTGGCTTAACTTCAGCATAAGTCTGCAACCAAGCTTTACGACTATCAGCATCGAGTGACGTATTAGCCGCATCGGACAACTGAAGTTTCTTGGCTTCTAGTTCACCGTTAGCCGCGTCTAACTGTTTGGTTAAATCAGCGTTTAAAACCTTGAGCGATTCAATTTCAGACTCAAGGGAGCCAATAGAATCAGTTAATTTAACGACTTTACCATTTAGGTCTTTAGAGTCTTTCGTTAACGTTTCAAACGTCTTAAAGATATCTTTGGCGTTATCGCCCGATAGCTCTACGCTAGAACCGTCAAACAGACTAATCGAAAATTTCTTTTCCATAATCAAAGTTTGAATAATACCTACATTATCTATATTAATACTATCATTTTGACTATCAAAAGTAGCATTATCTCCCGCTCTAGCTTTTTCAACTAACGCAACGTGATTACCGCTTAAAGCCTTGACGACCATGTCGTAAGATTCGCCATCATATTCCCCCTTAAAATCATCAAGCTCTACTTGTTTTGCCCCCACACTTAACTGATTAAAACCATCAAAGAAAGCTTTAATTGCTTTTTTATGGGTCAATAAAATCTTGCCCTTAGCCCAACCGGTAGCATCATCAAACCAAGTATCGGTTAATGTCCCACTAAATTCTTTATCTGAATTGTGAATATCAATCCCCCCTTTGGGGTGATTCACTGTTACGGGTTTATTTTTTAACTTTTCCGCCGTGAGCTTAACAATCTCTGGCGATCGATAGAGCTTATAGACTTTACCTGGGTCTTTCCCTAGCTCTTTCCCGCTGTACGCCATCACACCCACACGGGCGATATTGCCAGTCAATTCTAAAAACCCCTCATCAGTCACCCTAGCTGAGCTAGGAAGCGTTGCAAAATCGTCAATAATCATAATCCCTCCAAGGTCTATACCAACATCTTAGAGACGGCGATCTGAGTTTTTGCATATTCCTGGAGTTTCTAAAGTATATGCAACACTTTTTAGAGTCCTTGCGGGGTAAGGGTTTTAGGTTATTTTAGTGATGTGGGCTTTGCTGCCTAATCTTTGTCTTGATCGTGATAACTAGGATGATTTGATGGCGGTCTATTGTTATTGCTTCTGTAGTGAATAGGTATTCCCTGATTTTGTAATTGTTTAGCAATGCCAATCATTTCTCCAGTTAGGTAGTCAACTTGTTTACCCAGTCGATTAACCGTAGCGTTTCGAGCGTCTAGCCCCTCCCCCAGTTTTTTTAGATCAGAGCGAATCTCCACAGCAAATAATTCAAAGCCATGACAGATATCGCTAGCACTTTGGGCTATATCAGTTTTAAATGCTAGTCTAATATCTTCCTTAAATTCCTTTCGGTGTACTTCTTCCTTTTCTTTTTCCAAATCAATACGTTTTTCTAAGTCGTCTAAATCTTTAACGCTTTTTTCTACATTTGAAGATAAACCTCTCACCCACCAAACAATAGAGAAAAACAAAACTAGCCCCCCAACGACAGACCCCATTAATAAATCTAAGGGGACATTAATCTGTTCAGCCGAAACCTGGACAGGAATTTCTTCAGATTCGGCAGCAATAACAGTCTGATTGAAAGGATTAAGCATTGTTTTGAAAGGGTATATATTAACATCTTAAAATAACCCTGTAGGTTACTAAGAGTTTTTATGGATAAGGGAATTGAACTAATCAAAAAATGGGAAGGCTTACGGCTTAATGCTTATTTATGCCCAGCCAAGGTTTGGACAATTGGTTATGGTTCGACTCGCATCAATGGTCGCCCAGTCAAGAAAGGGGACAAATTAGCCAATGAAAAAGAAGCTGATAACCTATTACGTCAATCAATCAAAGTTGAGTTTTTGCCAGCATTAGAAAAAATCCCCGTTTGGCGTAAATTAAATCGTAATCAGCAAGGGGCATTATTAAGCTTTGCCTATAACCTTGGTGCTAACTTTTATGGGTCTAATGGTTTCGAGACAATCACTAAAGCCTTAAACAACGATTTAAACGCAGTACCAGAGGCAATGATGCTTTATGTTATGGGCGGCGGTAAGCGTTTAGATGGGCTGGTTAATCGCCGTAAAGAGGAAGGTTTGTTGTGGATGGAACCCGTACAAGCTATAACGCCTACCGAGCCTAATCCGATTGATTTAATTAAGTATCCTGCTACGGTTTTAATTGGTGAGAAGTTTGACATCATTGGCAAGTTCTACGGTGAACCTGACGTTAAAATAATGGTGTTAGCTGATGGTAAGTTTCCATTGCCAGAATGTCAGGTTAAGGATGGCGTAATTGATTATGAATGTGTATTGAATACCGATGGCGATCGCCGCATTACATTCAACTATCAAAATCACTCTCAATCTATTGACATCAAAGTTACGTCTATTGATAAGACTCAAACGGTGAAAAGTGACCTTATTTTGATGGGTAGTGTTGGTAATGGAGGCAAGAATAACCCTGAAGATGTCAAAAAAGCTCAGTTTGTCCTAAAAGAATTGGGTTATTCCGTTGGTGAGGTTGATGGTAAGGTTGGGGCTAAAACCATTCAGGCTATCAAACTATTTCAATCAATCATTAATGGACAGTCTACAGTTTCTAGTGATGGTCGCATTGATGCAAACGGCAAAACTCACAAATGGCTAAATGCTAAAAATGCCCCCCGTTGGCAGATTATGCCAAACACCAATAAAGCCATTGGGTTTCGTAATCGGGAATTAGAGGAAACTCAAGACCATCATGATTACGGCACTGATTGGATGGCGGGAATGTTATTGTGGATTGCCAAAAAATATCAGGCTGATTATCTATCTAAAAACCCCAAGGCATCCTTATTTACAATTAATGACGTTAGCTTGCCTACAGGGGGAAATACCCCAGACCATTCAGGGCATGAAACGGGTTTAGCTTGTGATATTTACTTGCCCCGGACTGATGGTAATAGCGGCGGGATTGATTATCTTTCAGCGTCCTATGATCGCAATGCATCAAGGGCGATGTTAAAGGCGATTAATTCCTGTCCTACTATCAATAAAAGCCGAATCTTTTTCAATGATCCTATATTAGTTAGTGAAGGTTTATGTCGCTCTGTAAGAGGGCATCACCATCACTTTCACATTGAAGTTAAAGTTCCACCTATTCAATATTAATTATGCAACCTACTCCAATTTTTAACCCATCAGGCAATGACGATACTAGCAGTCGTACAATTTGGTTTGGTGAAACGACAAACCTGATGCAATTAAACGATGTTAGGTATCAATGGGCAGTATCTCTTTATGAACAAATGAGAGGTAACTTTTGGATTCCCCAACGATTAGACCTAACAGCCGATGTTACCGATTACAACAATTTAACCGACCAAGAGCGGCGAGCATTTGATGGGATTTTGTCCTATTTGACCTTTTTGGATAGCACCCAAACTTGCAATATTCCTCATCTAAAATTGCCGATTACTGCCCCTGAAATTAGCCTTTGTATGGCAGAGCAAATCAGTCAGGAGGGTATGCACAATCAAAGCTATCAGTACATGATTGAAACAATCATTCCTGGCGATCGCCGTTCTTTGGTCTACGATTTTTGGCGGGAAGATAAGGTTTTGTTAGGACGTTGTGAATATATCGCAAGTCTTTATCAAGCGTATGTAGACAATCCAACGGATGAAAATTACTTTATTGCTTTGATTGCTGATTACGTTCTAGAAGGGCTTTATTTTTATACGGGATTTAATTTTTACTACACACTAGCAAGTCGTCAATTAATGGCGGGAAGTGCTGATATTTTCCGAATGATTAACCGTGATGAACTTAGCCACGTTCGACTTTATCAAAAGATTTTACCTGAAGCTATAGAAACGTTTAAGCCATCCATCGATCAAATTTATGACATTTTTGGTGAAGCAGCTAACCAGGAAATTAACTGGACAAATCACATCATTGGCAATGAAATACTAGGCATTACAGACAAGTCTACAGAGCAATATGTTAAGTTTCTAACTAACAAAAGACTAAAAGCAATTGGATTGCAAGAAATATTTCCTGGCTTCAATAAGTCGCCTTATGGTCACTTAGAAAACTTTGCAGATACCGAAGGAGAAGCTAACACCAAAGCCAATTTTTTTGAGGCAACTGTTACTAGTTATATGATGAGTTCAACAGTTAACGGATGGGATGACTTTTAAGATACTAATAGGGTCGTGGTTGG